TATTACTTACCGCTTGCTTTGCATTTGAGCAACCTTAGTCGGTAACTTCTGTTTGATTTCATTTGCCAGAGCATCAGAGCTGCCAACGGGATTCGTGATAATAATATCGCCAATCGAAGTTGTAACATCTCCACCGCCGCCCTGAACAATCGGCTGAGAACCGTACTTTGCCATCTGCTTCTGGAACCATGCATCCGGGTTGCCGCCCATCTCGAACAGGCGAGAGGTGATATCGGCAGGAACAACACCATCGCCAGTCTCAAGATAAGTGTACCGACCGGAATCCGGCTTACGAACCAGCATCTCAGGACCCTGCTCGTCAACGTTAGCCATGTGAGGGAACTTAGCAGACTTCAGACCATTTGCATGGCCAAACAGACTGCCAAAGAAACCGCCAATTGCAGCACCGCCAATTGCACCCAGAGGCCCAAGGAATGAACCAACGGCAGCACCGATACCAGCACCAGCAGCGGCTGTCACGCCCTTGCTTGGACCGGTATTCTGCTGTGTGCTCTGTTGTGCTTTCTGGCTTGCTTCACTGATTGCGGCAGAAGTATCAGCAGCCTTCTTACCAACGGCTTCAAATGCATCGCCTGTGGTCGCCAAATCGTTTTTAATCGATGTAACGGCAGCTTCACATCCGGCCTTGATGGCGTTGTAAGACTGGTCCATCATCCAAGTCAGATTGGTGTTAATTTCCTTTGCGCCAGGCTCAACATTTGCCCATGCGTTATCCGTCTCAGTGGATAGAGAACCGCCATCGCCAAACGTATTTGCGGCATCAGAGGTGATCTCGTCATAAGCACCGCCAATGGTCTGCTCAGTCATGTCTGCCAGATGAGTTACACCAGCCTCGTTCATGCTCCAACTATTGTCAAAACACGCACGCATATCGTACATCAGCTTCTGGGTGTCTTGGCTGGTGTCAGCCCATGCTTGCTCCATTGTCTTTTGAACATTGGTGCTCAGGGTTTTTACACCGCCACCAACCTTACTCCAGCTGTGACCGAATGCCTTGGAGATCTCATTCATGGCCTTATTTGTACTATCAACAGAAGACTTATAAGACGCATTCAGCTTATCCGCAATCTCCTTAGACATATCGCCGGAAGTAGAAGCTAGGCTGTTCCATCCACTGGTATAAATCTTTTGCAGCGAATCAAACATCGTGTTGGTGACATCTTCAACCTGTTCAGCGCTCAGACCGGTATTCTCGTTCAGTGCATCAAAGGTGTTGTTTACCAGCTCATTCATCTTCTCAGACATCTTTTTGCTGGTTTTTTCAATATCCTTTGTGTCCAGACCGAGCTCGCCAGCTACAGATTTCCAGCTAGACTCAAAGTTGCTCGTCATAGACGAAATTTGGCTCTGAGCCGCCTTCTTTGTGTTGCTTGTGGATTCTGTTACTGTCTTAGAGGAGTTGATCTTACCGACCGTAGACATACGATATACAGTCTTAGTGGCTACATAGAATATACTTTGAATTGCGGCAACGAGCGGATTATCACTCTTCTTGAAGATATCAGAGAGTCCAGACATGAACTCGTTTGTATCACCAAGGATCTCATCATACTCGTTCTCGAAAATTGAGCCAACACCAGCGGCTGCGGCAGCTGCGGCACCACTCAATTGAGCAGCGGCACTACCAGTCACTTCGGCCAAGCCCTTTGCCAGCCAGCCCTCTGGGTTAGCACCAATCGCCATCAGGTTGTCTGTTTCCTTTGCAGGGATAACGCCGTCACCTTTTTCAAGATAGGTCATGCGACCTTCATTGGGTTTACGAACAATCAGCTCTTCGCCCTTTTCATCAACGTTTGCAATCTGGTCCTTCTTAACGCCACGAGTACCCTTTGCATATTTCTTTGCTTGGAATGCGGGAGTAGGTTCATCAACCTGTGTGTTGGAAACATCACTTGCAATCGAAGCAATCGTAGCAATCAGAGTAACTGCACCTGCAACAGCTGCAGCGGCAGCAATCCAACCAGCAATAGGAATGGAAGAAAGAGCAGCAGCAATCGCTTGCATCATAGCGGCCATAGCACCGCCAACGCTCGTCACCAAAGTACCAAGTCCGGCGAAGATAGAAGGGAAGAAGCTTACAACGCCAGACGAGATGGCACTACCGATAGACTGGGCGCCAGCCGCAATTGGACCAAACATACTTCCGACGGTCTCAACAATGCCACCAAGACCAAGTCCTGTCTGACTGTTCAACAGGCCAAATCCTTCTGTGAAGAACGAGCCAATATCAGTAAACATCAATCCGGTTTTCTCAGAGATAGATGTCTATGCACCTGAGAAGAACTTACCGATACTGCCAAGATTGTCTTTCGCAGCACCAACTAGTCTCTCAAAGAATCCACCAGATACACGCTGAATATCGCCGGTATTCACCTTTATTGTGTTGCCAAGGATATCCAATGTCGCAGTGGTGTCTGATTTTAGTGCGGCAGAACCAGCCCTGTTCTTACCAGTGATCCAGTTCCAACCGTCAGAAACCACCTTAGCAGCTCCATCGAACATCTTCTTAAAGCCACCACCCAGATCAAAATCACCGTTTTCGCCAGTGAACATGTTCTTCAAATTGCGGAACAAACCAAAGATTCCACCGCCATCAGTGCTTACACCGCCAGAAGTGAAAAATGTTATAACGTTGTTAAGCGTTTTAAGAGTATTGATTAGTTTTTCGAGATTTGTAATAGCATTACTGACATTAGTAGCAGACTGAATGTCACGCATATTGTCTAGGATACTATTCTTAAAGCCATCATAGTGACCTTCCATCTGCTCAAAAGTCATGGCCTCGAACTCGGCAGTGTATTTTAGCTTCTTCTGATAATCATCCCAACTGGTGCCGATAAGGCTATTTGCTTCCTGAACTTTATCCTTGAGCTTGTTTAACCTGTCAATTTCATCTTTCTTCTTATACTCGCGTTGCTTGTCAGACAGGTTTTGCCCAGCTTCACGAACGGCATTTTCATCTGCTTTCCATACGAAGCCCTGACCTCTGCCGCCATATACATGGACAGTTTTATTGGCCTTTGCACGTTCGTATTCATCCTGAAGTTTTGCCAGTTCGATTGCTCGTTCCTGTGCATCATTCTCTTCGTTAAGGGCATCAATTCGTTTATCGATGACATCAATCCAAGCATCACCCTGAATCTTTAGGTCATTCGATTTATTCTCGTTGAACTTTTCAAATACACCAATTAGGTCACTCAGGAGGCTCTTAATATTTCCGAGTGTTGTCTCGAAGTTTTTAGCCTTATCTTCTGCGCTTGTAAAGCCATCACCGGATGCAATTACGGCATCCCTCAATTCACGAAGACGTTGAGCAAGTGCTTTTGTTTCGTCTGCGGCATCATACTCATCAATCATTGCGTTCAGTTTTGCAATGAAAAGTTCCTTATATGCTTCTGTATTGAACTTCAGCTGATTGCCTTCGAGACTCAAACACTTAATGTAATCATCATCGAGACTCATCAGTTTCTGATAATTGTCGATACTTAGGCCACCATAAGTATTGTACTGAGTGACGATATCAGAGATATCGGAGAAACCACTTTGAAAATGATCAATCCTGGCGGTTGCATAATTCAAAGAAGAACCAATTCCATCAATGCACTCACGAATGCTCATCACGTTGTTTGCAATCTTGGCAGCAGCATCTTCAAAACCTTGTGCAAGATATTCTCCAGCCGCACCACCGGTCTCACGGGCAGACGCCGCAAGTTCTTTCAGATGATCTGCAAACATCTGTTTAAATGCATCGCTGTTGTAGTCAACCTCTCCGGTTTCTGAATTTAGAGCACTAGCATATTTTGGATTTGTAAATAGGTCTGTGTTTTCATACAGATTACGAACAGCCTGATACTGCTTCTCAATGGCATCCATATCCAAAAAGCCAAAGTCGTTATCCTTTTTCTGTGTGCCAACATCGTAAAGGTCAGAAAACGCGGATTTTATTGCATCTGTCTTTTTCTTAGCTTCATCCATCGCAGTGCCGTAACCCTTGATGGCATCAGTCAACTGCTCGAAAGAGATGGTTGTTGTATCTACATTCTGATCAAGATAGTTCAGAATTTTATTCATCTCATCAGCTGATTTTCCGCCATCTTTTGCGGCATTCGCTTCCTTGAGTTGTTCCTTCACAAACTTACGGAACTGCTCTACATTGATTTGGAGCTTATTGCCCTGCTTCGTCAGACAGGCCGTAAACTTATCGTCCAGACCAACCAAAGACTTTGCTGTGTCAGCACACAGATAACCATACTGGTTATACTCCTTCATTGCCTTATTTAAGGTATCGAAGGCAGAAGCCACATCAGTTACAGATTTGGCAGTATTCTTATTCCGGTTCTTGGTTTCCTTATCAAAACCATTCATGTGCTGACGGAATTTATCCGAATTGCCCATGATTTGGTCAACAGTTGCGTCCAAAATATTTAAACCAGAAGCAAGGCCAGCATAGACTTCCTTAGTCCTTTCTGGGTCAACAGACCATGCTGCATCTCCATTTGCCAAGAACTCCTGTGCTGCAGCGGCTGTCATAGATGCTTTTGCAAACTCGCCAAGGGCAGGACAGACCCGTTCAGTCAAAGCTGTTGCTTGGTCTTCTGTTGCCTTGGTTGCATCCTCGACAGCATCCTTCTTTTCGCCCTGAGCAATCTTTGCAAGCTCCGCATTTGCCTTCTCAACAAGAGCCATGGCCGCAGACTGATACTGAGCGGCAATCATACCCTGATACTTCTCGGTATTCACCTGAAGCTGACCATCAACGAGTTCGAGACAACTCAGATACTCGAAGTCTTCATTAAGAAGGGTTTGGAGTGTGTCTGCACTCAGATAGCCATATTTATTGTACTCATCAATAGCGGTGGTCGCATTCTTATAAGCAGTCTGAATCTCATCAATCTCAGAGGAGATATCCTCCATCTTCTGAGAAGCTTGTGCTACTGCGTCAACACCATTTGCAGAAGACTGAGCTACAATACCAACTTGAACAAGTGCTTGGATAAACGCATTCACACCGTTTGTGTCAGCAGAGAAGTCCATGTCAGTCAGAGCTTTACGAAGATTTGCGAGAGCTTGCGCTTGCTCGTCGGATAATCCTTCGTTTGTACCCCACAAGAGATCGTTTAACTTGCTTGCATCAAACCCATCAATCGTATCTTCCAGAGTTTGAACAGCAGAATTTACTTTATCAAAAGTAAAACTGACGTCCATGCTGTTATTATTATCGTTTTGCCAAAAATCTACAGCTTGAAGCTCTCTACGAGCATTCGTATTGTTATTGATGGCGTCCGTAGAATCATTATAAGAATCTACATCGTCACGTAAAGCGGTTTGTTCATCAAGCAAGAATTGGTACAGACTATGATACGTTCCACCGGCAGCTCGCTCCGCCTCAGTGGTATTATCAATGACATATTTTAATGCTTTACCGACCTCATTATAATAGTCAACAATAGAATCTGCATCTTTTAAATCGTCAGGTCCATAACCACCGAACTTATTAAAAATATCAATGCCAGCATTTTTAATCTGGTCACCCATATCCATTTCAGGAGCCGACCAAACGGTAAGGTAATGCGTCCGATTATTCTTCTTAGCTGTATCAACAAGCTTGTCGCCTTGGGCATCTTTGTTCTGTGTCAACTCATAACGAGATGCCTCCAACTGCTCTGCCGTGATATCTTGTAACAAGCCAAGCTGTTCTTGATACTTGCCGTTCTGAAGATTAAGTTTACCTACTTTATCCTCATCCAGAGTTCCTTGCTCCTTAGCAAGTTGAAGAATCTCTTCTTGAATGTCCTTAGCTTGGTCAAAATCGTCCGTATCCCAGCCAGACTTATCGCCAAGTTCTTCATAGGCACTGACCAAATCCTTTAAAGAGGAAGTGGTGCTCTGCGCAGCATCGGCAGCTTCTTTTGATTTCGTTGCATTTGTTTCAATAGATTGCGATGCTTCTGCAATCTTTTTCACAATTAAAGAAGCAGCTAAAGCCAGTCCAGTGCTTAGTGCCATATTTAATAACAGAACACGAGCACGAGTGTACAAAGTTGCTAGTCCAAAAGCTTCGGTTGCATCTTCACTTTCAGAAACATATTTGATATAATCAGAGAAAGAAGATTTGCTCTTGCCAGCAGCGACGTTCATTGCGTCAAACTTCTTTTTTCCTGTCTCTAACTGTTGCCATAGTCCCTTTACAGAACCAACCATTTTGCCAAGTGACGTGGCCCATTGTTCTAACCCACCGGTTTGTTTTCCGTCTTTATCAACAGAAAAACCGGTCATGAAAGATAATATCTGATTTTGAGGAGAGAGAAATCATGGGTAAAACAATTATGATATGTCCGCATTGTGGCCGTTTAGCATGGTTGCCAGAAGTAACCTGCGTTCATTGCTCATGTTTAATGACAAATTATAGGCGATGGATTACCGCTGACGACGAAGGTAAAAAGGAAATATTATCGAAAATAAATCAACCAAAAGAGTACAAACCGATGGAAAATCAGGAATGGCTTGATGAGGCTGACAAAACTGATGCCAAGATTCGTAGATATCTGGAAAAAGAGAAAGAACAAGCTGAAATTGAGGCAGCAAAACCTAAGTATGTTCCAAAATGTCCTACTTGTGGCTCGCCAGACCTAGAAAAGATCGGAACCGCTTCTAAAGTCTTAGATGTAGCATTCTGGGGCTTTGCCAGTGGAAAAGTGAAGAAAACGTTTCACTGCAATAATTGCGGATACGAGTGGTGATAAAAAGAAAAGCCCTGCTACACAAAGTAGCAGGGTAGTGGGTCGTATTTAGATTTAGCGAAAAACGTATTTTGCCATTGCGGAATTTCTATCGCAATACAAAAACTCAAAACTCTTAACGCGACTCATTGGGATACAGAGGACAGAACCGGTATTTGCATTCTTTGCGGCATCATCCATATCCTTACCAGACTTTGATTTTGCAGAGCAATGATATGTTAATGTAATATACTCATCATCTGCTGTTTCTAGTTTTCCTAAAATATGAGACCCATCATCCATGTTTAGCATCATCAAATTACCATGAGAATCGATATGCCTAGTCCAAATATTGTCACTCGGCTCAACTCCAAGAATGTTGACCATTATTTTTCGAGCCCAAACAGAGTTCTTGACTTTGTAAAATGCGGCAGCGGCAAGCAGCCCTAAAAGAACGTATGCCAGTATGATAGGAAAACCAACTACAACAAAAGGAAGGATTCTATCTAAGTAATCAACCGTATACTTTAATACAAAACCAACTGCGATACTTAAAATAAGATATCCCTGATATTCAATTTTCTTTAAAGACAGCTTCATATAAAACCAGACACAGATTGCGCCTGGAACAAATACATTAAACAGCGTATCAATGCTGTTGATTAGTTTTACTATTTCCGTCATCAGCGCCTCCATCTTTGCTTTTCAATCTATTATCACTATAATCTCTGAAATAAGCATTCAGCTGATTCTCTGTAGTTTCGTCCTTGCCGCCATGATACGTGTAGTCCGTAATAGAACGACCGCCAAAATTAGAAATTTCCATATTCGGCACATGCTTTTTATTGTTTTCCATGAATCAACACTCCTTTTTATAAGAGTGTATCACAGACTGTCGTAAAAAGCAACGCAAATTAAAACGCCCGGCCTCCCAGTAGTAGGAAAGTCGGGCTTAATTCATGTGCCGTGGCGCAACAGTTATTTCAGCAGCTCAAGAATATCATCAACAGTAGTGCCATTTGCCAGCGCCTTCTTTACAAGATCGACGGCTTCCTTTTCGGCAGCGGCCTCGGCAGCTTTCTTGTCAGCTTCGTCTTTCTTTTCAGTAAGTTTAACTAACTCTTTATCCAGCTTTTTGATTTCAGCTTTCTTAGACTTCAGATCAGCCTTCAAAGAATCGATATTAGCCGCGATAGAAGTAACCTCTGCATTCAACGAATCTTTTGCGGACTGCTTTTCATCGATCAGTGCGGCATAATCGATAGAAGCCGCTGCAATCATGGTAACCTTGTTTTTGCTTCCTTTAGGTCTCGGCATGATAAATACCTCCGTAAAATGAATTTATACGATTATATTTTCATTATAGCCGCCACTGCGTCAGCTGTCAATATGAATCATGTCGGATTATATTTTTAAATATTTTCTCCTATTTATATCGCGCTAGAGAATAGCACGTCTCCTCGTTTCCACCTACTTCTTTAAGTCGTCTGGTTACGTCTGAGGTGGACTTCTGAACTTTCGTCCAAAACTGACTATCCTTCCAGTGGTTGCTCACTGACCCTTTTTAGTCGATGAACCTTCCACCCTCCTACATTATATAATAGGGGAGTTGATCGGCTGCTGACCGCCCATTGTAAACGCTACTTAGCACTCAACTATTACCATATTTTTACAATACGATAAAACCGAGCTTTTATCTCAGCATATAGCATCCATATCCTTATTTCTATCTTTCGATTCCTACATTATATAAATATAGGCGATATGGCTCTTAGGGTTTCCCAGCACTCTAGGGGTTGTTTTATTTTTACATGGTGCCGCATCCTATATTTTTTATACGCAACAAATATAAGAGGGCATATTAACTTTACCCGCACCATTCTTGAGCTTTCCGCTCATCTGCATTACGGACAACACGCCAGAAATGGCAGCTGTCAAAGTGGGTAATGCGCCAGCAAATTTTACAGCACTATCTGCACCATCAACAAAAACCGTTGCAAGATCTACGAAAAACTTCGGAATATCAGACTTCATCAAGTCTGTACTAAATTTCTGAAACGCAGAATCAAGCTGATTGAGCTTCGCTTGCAGGCTCTGCATATAGGTCTCGTTTTCACGCATTGCGCTTCCGCTAGAATTAAGCGCCTGCTTCATAGCATCTTCAGCAACGCTAAAATTATTCAGCAGGGCAGATGTACTCTGACCTCCTCTCTTTCCAGAAATCAACTCAGTAATATTTGCCTGTGTTGTGTCAGACAGATCTTTCCAAACATCAGAAAGTTCCTTCATAATCTGATATGTTGATTTGAAGGTATTATCATCCTTCATAATATCAACACCAGCAAGTTGCTTCAACTCAGATCGAAGTTCGGATACAGAATCTGCCATCCCATCTGTTGCGATACCGGCATTTTCCGCATCTGTTTTTGAAGCACGAAGGTACATACTCAAAGTTTTTAGGTAAGTGCCACTCGTATCGGCATCCTGAAGTACACCATTTACAGCAGCCGCCAAACTAAGCGTCTCCTGATATGTATTTCCGGCGGCAGACATCGCAGCTGAACTTTTCTGCATTATAATTCCAAGATCGTTCATACTGACCGGTTCAGTATTAGCGATTTGATTCATGCAGTCCAGAAGACGCTCTGCATCATCAGCAACCAACCCAAAACCTTGCATTGCAGAAATCAGGTAAGAGGAAGCAGTCGTTGCGTTATCGATTTGGTCTCCAACATTCGCCATAAGTGCAGACACACGAGCAAGCTCTTCAGAGTCTTTATCCGTATATCCAAGTCGTTTCCAATCAGCAGTGCTATTTACAAGATCAGAAATATTAGCACCAAGCTCACGAGCGTTTATTGCAGTTCTATCGAGATATTCATTCATCTCGTCGCCAGTCATTTTACTGACCTTTTTAAGCTCTGTTACAGCCGTGTCCAGTTCCAGAACATTATTATAAACCTCTCGCAGACCTTGTTTGACCATTGCAACGCCAGCCATAGCGATGGCGGTCTGGAAGTGCTCTTTGAATAGACGAGACAGTTTTTGACCAAGCGTTTCAGTTTCGAGACCAGCTTGGTGGCAAGCATTTTGGAATTTGCTGACTTTCATTTGAGCTTCTTCAAAAGAATAACTACCATTTTTAATCGCATCAAAAAGCTCATTGTATTCCGCTTCAAACTTTGAACCTTCAAATCCATGAAGTGTTTCTTTATACTGATATAGAGTACGCATAAGATTTTCTATCTTATCTGTATCAGTATTTGCCGTCTTTGTCTGACGGCTTTGCACCAAAGCATCGTCAATATGTTTTCTCACCCGAACAAGTAAATCGTCAACTTGACTAAGTGTTGCTTTAAACTCTGTTGGACCTTTATTTTCATCCAACTGTTTCATAGCAGCATCTAGCTCTGCCAATACTTGTTGCCCAGTTTTGCCATCATCCAACACGCCAGTGTTAAATCGTCCTAAAGCAACACTATTTTTTCTTGTAAATTCCGTACTACTTAATCTATTTTGAATAGTGTTATAGGCAGCTTGCTTTGAACGGACTTGACCGTGCTTCTGTTCTGCTTCTTTTTCCAAATCCTCTTCGGATCTCAAAGCTTGCTCAATTTGAAGCTTTACCTTTAACCACTCTTCAACAATTTCACTTACTCGTTGTTTGTACGTAGCAGATTGAGTGTTCATTCCCTTTAAGGAATTAAGTTGACTTTCAAGACTATCATCAAGAGAAGTCGTCTTACTGTCGCCAATAAGAATACTGTCAAAACTATGGTTTCCTGCCTGCTCTAACTCTAACTCTTTTTTGCGAATTTCAGTCAGTGTTCTTCTCGCTGTGGATTCAAGGTCTTTATAGCCATCTGTATACACGGACATCGATGCCTTTGTACTAATAAAAGCATCATCTAAGTCTTTTACACCTTTCTTGTACGCATCTGAACTATGGTCTGAATCCAACTTTTTAGACGCATCAATAATACCATCAATGGAATCTCTCAATTCTTGCGAAGCAGTGTCACTGTCCTTAATGGATTCCTTCCATTTCAGCGCCTGTTCCGTCATGCTCTTGACATGATTTTCAGCTTTTTTCTGAGCTTCATCAAAAGTACTCATCTGGCGAGTGGCGTCAGCCCATGTATCAGCGACAACCTTTAATTGATTAACATAATCTTGCGTTCCGGTTTCAAGCGTGTTAAGAATATCAATCTGCTTTTGAACATCCGCAAGAGAAGATTTTACATCAGAAGCTCCAGAAAAATTTTTGTATTTATTGTTAGCGTCAGCAAGATTATTTGAGTACGTATTAGCTTGATCGCTTTGTGATTTTTTTAAAGCCTTTAACGCTCCATCATTCGCGGCATTCTTTAACCCTTGAAGCCGAGCCTCAAGCCTAGAAATACTATTAGTTGTTGCTCGTTCAATTTCGGAAATTTTGCTAAACTCTTCCGTCGGAAGAATGTTTACAAGTTCTGTACGTAGCCGCCCAGCTTCATTTCTAACCGCTTGAAGTTGACGTAAAACCTCTTCTAACTCTGGCTGATTTTTACCAGACGATTCAAGTTTGAGAGCATCCTTATAAAGAGAACCTTTTTCTTGAACCCTTCGGTAAAAAGCATCTAGTTTTTGTTTCGCTTCATTAGTGTTTAAGTTTACTTTGACTTCGGTTTTCGCATTTTTCGCGCCAGACTGTGCTTTATTAACAGCCTTTTTCACAGCAGCATCAATATTAGATTCATCTATTTTCAAAGTGAGTTTTGGGGACTCTACCTTTTTAATAATTCGCTTTAACGCGGCGTTAACGTTACCGATGGTTGCGCCTTCATTTACACCAAAAGCGATTTCCACAGGAGCTTTTTTAAAACCGTTTTGAACTCCTTTAAATTGGTTTTTTAATTCCTCAGTAGTAGTATCAAGAACGACCTTGACCTTTATGGCCGTTACAGAGGAAGTGTCTGTGGTTGCACTAGAAGATGCACTATCTTCTTTACCCATGTTGGTCACCTCTCTTTTCCATTTTCAACATTCCTTTCAAAACAAAAAAGAGAAGCGGCCAGCTCATTAAAGCCAGCCCTCCTCTCATTGAATTTTATTCCAAATAAATTCTCATAAAAGATGGCTTTTACAATCCATGTAAAGCCGTCTTAACAATCATTGCCGCCTCTACTTGCGCAGGGGCAATAAACGGACGTGCAGGGCGATATTCTTTCTGCCCGCCAGACCGAAGATAATAACTCAGATACATCCAAAGACCATTCTCGATCCAGTTCGCAAACATAGTTCCACCAACAGCCGCGTTCTCACGTTCATCAAATAGAATATTTGCCCCACCATATTCGTTCCAAACAATCGGTGAGCCACCAAAATGATATTCTCTGTACAATAAAGTATCTGCTACACGTTGAGAATCGAACTTCTTCCCACCAAGAAAATAAGACGGTTGCGGTTTTGCGATGTCTTTCACAATCATCGTAACAATGTTTCCATCACGAGTCACACTACTTACAATATTATTTGCATCTTCGATTCCAGCAGAACGGGCTGATTGTGACTGAATATTTTTCTTCGCACTTGCTTGAAGAACTGTTTCGATTTGCGGAGCTACGTCCTGCATAATTTGCTCCACACCATCTGCCACATCACTCAATAGGTCATCGAAGTTTGTATATGACTGTTTCATTCACTACACCTCAAATCTCAAACCGATCCTTTGCAGACTGAATCTTTGTCGTATCCTTTTTGATGTAATACTTGTTGGTCACATCCGTGCCAGCATGGTTGAGCAGGGAAGAGACATCTTCCAGACTCATACCCGCATTCTTCAGCAGGGTAGCACCACTGTGCCGGAAATCGTGCGGATGCAGCGTAGGCTCATCAATCATCTCACCAATCTTCTTACACCAATCACCAGCCGTGCTCGAAGTAATCGGCATCCATGCGCCATTGATTTTCGTACCAACAAACACATAGCCGCCATCCTCAATATCATGCTCAGTACGGTATTCCTTCAGCTCTTTCAAAAGCTCAGAAACTTCCTTGCTGAACATCAAATCAACAATTTTGCCTTCCTTCTCCAGAACGTCATGCACCATACGGTTCTCATAATCGATAGACTTCCAGAGTGTATTTCGCACAGCATTAACACGAGCCATCGTTGATAGTGAGAACAGTGCGTACAGACGCAACGTCATCGCATTATCCTTCATGTGAACGGTGGTCGCAGATTCAACCATAGCGTTCAGCTTCTCTCGCATCAACTTAACCTCGTCCGGTGTAAGGTATGTCTGCTTCACAACAGCCACGTCCTTGGTCGGTCGGTCAATGAACTCCATCGGATTTTCTTTGATAATTTTCTTCTTGCGAAGATACCGATATAGCGCAGAAATTGTACTCATACGCCGTTTCATACGAGCAGAGTTGTTTCCATGCTTCTTACAGTAGAACAGAAATTCCTCGATATCCTCTTCCTCAAGTTCCGTCACAGGGGCATTACCCTGATTGTCCAGAACATAAATCATCCACTGCTTGAAATCAGATTCATAATTGTAAACAGTAGACGGGCTGAGGTCACGGATGCCCATATCAGTCTCATATCTATCCCAGTATTTCAAAGACACTGGGTTTACGTTCTTGAACTTCTCAGCATCCCATAGCTTCAGCGGTTTACTTCTTGTAGCCATATTAAAATTCCCTCCAACCCACCTCTAAAAGTGTTTATTCCTTTTTATCTTTTGCCAGCACAGCAGAGATCTCCTGCTTATTGTCCAGCAGGGCAGACATAACCTGAGAAGCCTGATTTACATCAAAGTCTCCAAGATTCTTCTTTGCCTCATCCAGATAATCCTTCAGGTAATCAATAAACTCGGCAAACGCATCGCACTTGTTGCAAATTGCCAGAGCAAGATACTCATCGTGAGAACGCTGCACACGCTCCTGCACTGCCTTCTCCAGAGAATCATACTGATCCCAGAACGTAGAAGTATCGCAACCTGCAGCTTCAATCTTCAGGTTAAAAGACTCATAAGCAATGCGCGGCCACTCAGTCTGCGGTTCATTGCGATAATCATAACCAACAAAATACTTCAAACAGGTCAGCCGAAATGCCACATCAAACAGCGCAGGCTGATAATCGTCCTGAACAGTACACATCTCAATGACCTCTTTCACGAAGTCAATTCGCTCCTGAAAATTTAAAACCTTCATTTTATCTCCCTTTCGTCTGTGCTTGCTTTAATTTCTTTCGCTCTTTTCGAGCTTTTTTTAGGTCGTCGTAATCGACCCAACCTCCATCAATTTTGGAGTATGTAATCCAGCGGTAATCCACATCAGGATACTTGAACCAGAACATCTTGCGCTTCATCAGCGCAACACTATCAGCGAATCCTTTCGTATCAATCACTTGTTTACTGCCATCTCGATATGTAATTTCATAGTCCGCCACATAATCAATCTTCCGCACCGCTACGTCCTTTCCGTCCTTATCGACCCGGCGGAACGCTTCCTGCAGAAGGAAGGGGACTTGCTTACGACACTCTACAATTTCGCCGCTTGCCAGCCTTGGCAATACAATATCTCGATAAAACAACATTTCTGCCTTACTATCATAAACTACGCCATCGTATGTTCTATCTGCTGGATTCTTACTGACATTAAACTTTGTCCTGTTCTTTTTCTCCATAAAACCACCACGAAAAACAAAGGGGCGGTTATGCCCGCCCCTTACGATTTGATGTTCTCTTAACTACCGGCTTCACGGGCGTCTCATCCTTTACATCACTAGATGACTCATTCTCAGCCTTTGCAGGCTCATCCATGATCTCATGGAAAACATCACGAACAGCTGGGATAAAAGTCTCTACCTCGGCTTCCGTAACATTCTTATACTTGCGCATCAAAAGAGTAGTCAGATCTGCTTTTGCCGTCTCTTTTGAAATAATTCCCTGACGATACTGGTTTACGGCAGTCCACACAAGAAAGTGCGGCTCAGTGTCGCAAATCATTCGCCAAGGATTAAGACGCGCATCCTGCTCGCAATGCGGGCAAACCGGATATTCTTTTCCGCAAGTACGGCACCAATTCAGATTTGCCATTAGGCAGCAGCAGTCTCAATACGGAACAGGCGCTTGTCTTCAGAGCAGTATTCCTGAGTAGCGCTAATCTTGACCGGATGAGCCAGCTCATTAGTGAAAGTCATATCGATAGCATTATCCATCTTGGCATTCGGGAAGATGATACGCATCAGCTTCTTGTTTGCCTTATCGCAGGGATTGTAGCAGAATGCCTCAATCACGAACTCGCCCTCGGTAGAGAACTTATCGGCGCTATCATTGATAGCAATACCCTCATCACTCTCGTACTGATACTTCACAACAAAGCGGTCGCCAGCCTTCAGATCTGCACCAGTGGGCAGAGTGACCTCAGTACCAGTAACAGAGAACTGAGACTCTGCGGTTTCACCCAGCTCAAAGGTCTTCAGTGCATTACCCTGACCATCGACCAGATCGATGTACTTAAAGGGGGCATTTGCAACAGCAGCCTTGGGGGTATGGGTCAGAGTCAGCTTCTTGCCGTCAGCAGAAGTCAGGTACTCAACAGTGGTAAAGACCTGCTTTGCCTCAGAGGAAGCAACCTCCTTCTTGGAGCCCATCTGCTCTGCCAGAGCACCCAGATGCATCAGAGCATTAGACCAATCTGCCTCTGCAGTCTTGCTCTTATCGAATGCCATGATGTTAACGCCCTGTGCATCCTGAGCGTAAACGGTCTCGCCGCCCAGAGTCAGCTTGAAATCCTTAACCTGATTCATGGTCCACAGACGCTTGCCATTCAGATCATACTCGTGAATGCGATGAACGCGGTCAATAACGACCTCATTAAAATTAAAATCGCTCATAATATTCTTCCTTTCAATTTATTTGGATAAAATAAAAGAGCAAGGTCAATCAACCTTGCTCGTCCAATCTAGTTGTGCTTTTGGAATCTTTCCAAATTCCACGGTGCCAGCGTAAACGCCATGCATCGTATTGTCGTAACTTTTTATTTGCTGAATCTTTCTTACATGATTCATGAATACACTCATAGGGTAATCCATAGCCTTGAAGTAATCCGCTTTAAAGCCAGACGAACACGCCATCGAGAGCACAAGCTCCGCAAGGTGTGGTTCATAACGCTTAATTTTTTGATACTCCAAGTTGTCTCTGGCTTCCTCTATCATTGCAATTCTTGTCGGTTCGTCAGCAGCAAACTCGGAATGCTTTTCAATTCCATTCGCAGCACATAGGTACTGAGAAATCGTTTCATACACCACATGGTCAATACGAGTGTCCGTAAGCCTGTTGTGTAATACAATCTCACCACTTATGTTATCTTTCGCCATCATAAACCCAGAAGTGTCCATATCGCCAAGCAAAATAGACATATCTTGATCTTTATTGCCTATAAAAAGTTGCCGGAACATTTCAAAGTCCGAAATCTTCTGCCAATCAATTCCAACAGAGTCAAGCTGTGCCTTGTAATCGCTCGATGTAGAACAGAATAAATAAACCAACTGAAAATACTTTTGCTCACCATAATCGATGATGTCACCGACCGAAGGCATGTGAATCGTAATTTTGTCGTTGATTTTAAAGTCTCTTCCGCGCATCAAGCTTGGCTCGTACATTTCCCGAAGCTCCATCAGCCACACCCCACAAGGTCATCCAAATCCTGCGTCTTGAACGTCATAATTCGCACACGATGGTATAAATCCATATTGTCCTCGATATTGGATGTGATTTTAAGCTGTTTGATTCCAAAAATTGTACTGCCGTGTAGTTCTTTTTCCACAAGACCACTCAGATAGTCAACTCGTGTTGCACCACCATGGCCCTTCATTTTCATCAGCGCCTGGTTCACAATAACCCACACAGTAAGTGTGAAGTTTTCATACCAGTCGTTGACGTTGCTTCGGTCAGTCATATTTACCTTAAAACAAATATAGCTGTGCGCTGCCTCAATCGTGTCAGGAATATGGAAGTATGGGAAGATGTATGTATAAATCGCCTCGTCAGGCTCTTCAATGTCATCATTGCCCATCGCTTCAACAAGCCCATCAGTATTAACCAGCTTCAAGGCCAATTTGTTTTTATAATCAGTAATCAATTCACTCGTTGTCACAGCAAACTCACCACCTTACATTCAATGGATGCATTTGCTGTACCATCTGCATTCGTCAAAGAAATTCTTACAGTTGCGCCGTCCATGATACTATTATTTAAAATACGAATTTTAAAAACACCATCTATGGTACTCTGCGTTTCTACAAATTCCTTGAATTCCTCAAGGCAAACGAACTTCCACTTAGCAATTTCAGTAATTTCCTCGCCAGCAACACTTGTGAACATAGGAGAGAATTTTTTCCAAGAACCACCAATACGAACCTCTGGTTTTCCTACATACTTTATAGTAGCAGTCACACGAGAATCTATCTCTGATTCGTCGATTTTGTTTGGCTCAAAATAATCACAAATCATCTTCTCAGCATTATCCGTCTTACTGTTATACTGATCCTGCCGGATGTTCAACACAAGGAACCCCTGTGTCTTACCATGCAGTTCGTAACGCTCTGTACTCTGGTCAACAGAAGTCGTAACATACGTTTTCGGCTCGCCATTGATAATTTCCAACATAAAGCGCTTATCAAGGTCAATCAGTGCGGTCTCGTCATCAAAAGGCATCTGTACTTTATATTCACGTTGACTCAATGAAGTCATGATAATCTCCTTATTATTTGCGTAATAAGGCTTACTCAGTGTTGCCCAACGAGAGACTATCTCACCAGTAATCGGATTTTGCCATTGGATTTGACGGTTACACAGCTCCATTTTTCCACGAAGAAAAATTTCATCGTTTGGTTCAATCTCAGTTACCAGCTATTTACAATTGTAGCAGTCAACAATGTCGCCAAGATTCAAAGAATCACCAGGATAAGCCCAGATTTTCTTTTCCTTAGCAATACTATTACTGCGACTAACAACCAGCTTCTGAGGTAAACCATTCACAAGAGCATTATCCTCGTAATCAACGCTATCTTTAAAATGTGCAGCAAAATCTCGCTTTGCAAAAGCAATTTTGACATCCTTTTTGTTAGACATTTTTGCGGCACCACCAACAGCTCGTGCCCTTGTATAAAAGTCCATCGGTACACCTCCTTACTCAGAGTAGGAAGCGTATGTATCATAGTCGATGGTCTTACGCTTACGGGTCGAGCGGTCTTTTGCCATATAGTTGTCTAACATCGTCATATTCTCCTCGTGAATGTCTTTCACAAGAGCACGAATACTCGTGCGCTCATTAGCAGGGGAGAATACTTGTAAACTCGTAGGAAGGTCCTGTGCGCTAAATGCTTTCAACTTCCCAAATTCACGCTTAAAATGTTGCTCCAACATCAAATGCGCTAACATATCAATCTCATCGAATGTGAGATCTGAATTAAACTCTTCTAGTTCTGAATCGTAATCATCGAAACTAAAATCCTCTTCCGGTTCAATGTTTCTGGTAATCACAGAAAGTGACTCCATCAAATAACTTTTTGCACGGTCATGTACAAGATCTCGCACTTCATTCTCGCTCAGGTCAAAATACTGAAAGAAATTACTATCAGTTTCGACCAGTTCGTAGAACTTGTCGTATATTTCCGAAAATGCGGTCACATTATCCCTCCAATCTTACTCGGCGGGAACAACCTCCGCCTTTTCTGCCTCTGCCTTCTTACGGCCACGCTTGACAGTAGTCTTTTCTACAGAATTATCCGGTGCAACAGTCTGTGCGCCTGCCATCATAGCCTGCATCTGTGCCATCATAGCCTGCATCTGCTTCTGCATTTCAGCCATCTGATTCTTTGCAGTTTCAAGTTCGGCCTGAACATTATCAGCAGACTTGGTCGCAGGTACGACAGACAGCTCACTGTTACGCTTTCCAGCACGGAGCTCCTTATAACGCTCGTCAATCAGGCGCTTGACCTTGGTAGACAGATCTTCACCGGCATTGGTCATACGATAAAAGCGACCACGAATACGCTCAAACTGAGCACCATCCTTAATGTCAATCATACGCTGAAGATTCTCGACAGTGGGATTTAGAATCGCATTGTCGATATCTTCAATGAATAGAACATCGTCACCCTTAATGCCAATAGCCTTAAAGATTTCATTCTGCTCTTCAGGGCGAAAACGCAGAACACCATTCTTGAACGCAGAACAAGTGCTATTCATATACATAATCTCCTCCGGCGGAATAGGAATCACACAAGGATCTTCCACACTACCGGGCTCGAAAGTATAACCCTTACCGTTCAGTGACGAAATGGTAACTACGTTATCGTCGCAGTTCAGAACGTCAATAAACTTCTTTTCCATCACGGAACTCATAATTTGTCTCCTTTTCTATAAAGGCGGAGACCGCAAAGTCCCCGCTCAAATTTGCCTTTGGTAAAAATTACTGCAGAACAATCTTAGCAACGCGCTCGATATGATCAATGCTATAGCCGAAGGTAAAGTCCTTGACCATCAGATGGATCTTTTCGTTGTTGTTGTCGTGATCCTCGTAAGTATGAGTCTCACCCTTCATGTCAAGGCGACCGATCTTGCCTGCGATGCCATAGATACGCTTATCCGGGATCAGCAGGGAACCATCACCCAGCTTCTTAGCAGAGCTAATACCAGTGATAGCAACACCATCATAAGTCTTAACCAGACCATAACGGTTGAACTCGTCCTTAGCTGCGTCAGACAGATACTCAGCGTAACCGGTCATACGACGCATCTTGGCACAATACTTCATCAGGCTGACAGTGAAGGGATTACCACCATCGGCGTACTCATTCAGATACAGAGCCAGAGCGTCCATGTCCTGCATAGTGGGCTCCTTGCCCTGTGCATCGATCTTCTGCTCACCACCAGTGATAGCGTCATCAACCATGCTGAAAATGTCATAGAACATCTGGTTCTTCAGAGCCTCAGTCATAAAGGTGGTCAGAGTTGCCACACTCTTCCAAGCATTACGTCTTACTTCCACAAAGCTAAGATCAGCCTCAATCTGCTTATTACGCCAGACGGGTTTAATGGTCTCGTAGTGCAGGTAAGACTTCGGCACATTGCCACCCTTAGCTGCATCATAAGCCTTCAGAGTATTCTTAACAGTACGACCTGCCTCGTAGTCATCAAACTCACCAACATTACCACGCTCAAACATGGAGTCCAGAAGTTCGTCAGGTGCACCATACAGCTCATCAGTCACGGTGCGGTTAACAAACTGAGCAATCTCCTTATTGGGATCGCCCTTGTCAATCAGCTCCTCAACATGAGCGCCAACAACCTCTGCAATTTCCTTGTCCTCGGCATCCATAGCGCGATTGTACTGAGTCTTCTCAGCAACTTCATAAACACGACCAGGCTGCTTCATCAGCTCGGCCACTTCAATATTCAGTGCCATAATTCATTTCCTTTCTCTTCGCGCAAAATAAAAGAGCTACCGTCCAAAGACGATAGCCTTAAATTTCACGTATCATATTCAAGATTTTTCTCTCAATCAAGCAACAGTCTTTGCCTCGGGCAGCACACTGATCATAATCAGCTTGTGGCCGTTGTCGTCCATCACACCAGCAAACTCAAAACGAGAAGTACCAGTAGTAGCAACCTGCCACTTACCGTCAATATTGACCTCCAGCAGCTTGCCGATATTGGTATCCTGTGCATCGCCATCCTTGTACTGGTCGGTGCCGTACAGCTCGCCAGCATACAGAGGAACACGCTTCACCAGCACACCTGCCTTAATCTCGGTTGCCATCTTATCATAGTCATCAAAATTAGTCTGGCTTGCATAGATGCCCTCCGGGATAAACTCATGGGCAACCATCTCGATACCCTCAGCGGTAGCTGCGTCAGGGAACTTAACCTGACCAGCCTTGTGGTCAACCTGGACACCCATGCCGGTGACCATATCGACCTTTGCGGCATAGTTAGCGGGAATATTCTTCGCGCCGTTTACCATCAGTTCACGAATCATAATATTTTTCCTTTCTCTTAAATGTTATTACTTACCCAAATATTCCCGCCATGCATCACGCTTGTTAGCGTTAGTGGTGTTATACTTGGTTTCATTCAAATTCAGCTTGATGCTCTCAGACTTATGTACCTCAGAGGTCTCAATCTTCTTTTCAGCAGGCGCCTTCTTGGCAGCTTCAACGCAACGCTCGGCAATCACATTCTTGATGCCGGTCTCGTCCAGATTCTCAATCAGACTTGCGTAATTGCCACCATCGGAAACTTCAGCTTCAGTAATCATCTTGCTGGAGAGTGCGTACTGACGCAGATCCTCCTTCTTCTGTGCAAGCTCTGCAGCCGCTTTTTCTGCCTCTGCCTTCTCTGCCTGATCCTTATATGGAGTCAGAGAAGCAACCTCTTCCTTTGCACTCTGCAGCTCAGTATTCAGACTTGCAATAGTGTTATTCAGCTCCGCAATCTTGGTGTTAACATCAGAAATAGAAACAGTCAGAGTGATACGCTGCGGCTCGCCAAGAGAAACCTCGTTGCCCTCAACGGTGTAAGAGAACATGATGTAATCCAAATCGTTCATACAACGACCAAATTTCTTACACCAGATAGTGTGATCTTCGGGGAACACTTCGGCTAGATACATATCTGAATTAAACTTCACAACAGCCTCATTCAGCTTCTCGTACAGATCATGACCGGTCAAACTGGAAGTCTCAGTGGTAGACTCCGGCTCTGGCTCACCAGCAGGCTCAGTACCGGTTTCAGGCTCAGTCGGGGGAGGGGTTTCACCACCTTCCTCGGAAGTCTGAACATCAGGCTCTGCCGGAGTGGTGGGCTCAGTGGTAGACTCAGTAGCCGTCTGCTCTGCCTGCTCAGTCTCGGTTGGATTCTCAACCTGTGCGGTCTGAGTCTCCTTATCCTTATTCAGTTCCAAATTTTTTGCCTCCTTTTCATTAGATTCTATATTTGAAATCTCTTTTGTATCCTCGATATAGGCATTTGCCAATTCAAGACCAAAATCGGTTTCAGCGACTTCAAGCAGTTTAGAGCACTTATATGCCGGTTCAATATTTGCACCAAGCAAGCAATGTGCAGTAAACACACCATCGTCAATGATTTTTGCCATGCGGCCACCCACAATTCCCTTATGAGCTTTCAGCACATCAATTTCCCAACTGGTATTTAATGTGCCGCTCTCAATACGGCGCAGAATCGTCGCACAAGCCTTTGGATATCGCTTCCAGATCTTACAAGAGGCAACAATAAAGTCGGTATCGTCAATTTTCTCGATACCGACCGACTGAAAACTACCGAACGCATCAGTGTCAAATTCGGCAGTCTTATATTCATTGCCATCGTTGTCTTTTTTGGTGACGACTTTCATATTGTGACCGGAAAAATCCAGTTCACCCTTTGGAGCTACGACCAACTTACCAACAAGCGGATTGCCAACCAGTGTACTCATCCAACTTTCAATGGTGTCACGATTCAAAGCAACCTGATTCCCATTTACTGAGAAGTCACAGATGACAAACTTGGCAAGATAGTGGTCTGGATGCTCCGTAATCTCAGAGCAACAGATATTTCTACTATAGAAATACTCCTTACTCATCGTTTATCACCTCACTTACTATCTTCATTTCTCTGCTGGTCATAAATTTGTTTTTCAGTTTCCTCGCCCTTTGGACGACCTGTCTTTTTATCACTGTCACCACCACCGCCGGAACTACCGGTCGATGTATAAGAGGTCTGGCGAGCCACAAACACATCGTCATAACCTTCCTCGGTTTCAGCCTGACGCTTACGTAGTTCGTCCTCAGCATGAAGTCCCATATACTCGTAAGCAGTCTTGTAAGAACAGTTCAAAGTAGTGAACAGGAACTGAGCAATCGCCTTCTTCATCTCCATACCCATCATTTCAGTAGTAGAGACCTTCACATCAGGGCAGTACATCGGGTCTACACCTGCATCTTCAAGGCGAATACGATACCATCGCTTTAATACATCCTCAATCTGTTCCGCAATCTTACCGATATTTTTCATCAACTGGTCAAGAGACACCTTTGCAGTTGAAACAGTCTGCTGACCGTCGGTATTTAAGAAACTGATACCCAAAGCAGCCATCTCTCGGTTGCGATACTGTTTAACAGTCTCGATATTTGTCATCTCAACTTTTGGCTCAACATACTTGATATCCTTTACATAAGGAGCGGTCGTCACAAGCACAGTATTTTGTTTCCATGCACGCAGCAGGTTATCGTGCGCCGTCACTTGTTCAGAGAAGCCCTTTTTATCTTTGTTTGGTCCCATCAACTCAGGGTCAAGCTGTTGCCAGATGATTTTCTTTGCCTTTGCCTTAGCATTTACACGGTCTGAAGTATCAAAAGTTTCAAGCATCAATGCCGGACGTAATGCGCGGAACAGGGGAGAGACGCCATATTTCTGCCCCATGTTGCCAATACGAATCACGCCACAATGGTCAACATCCAATTTTGCGTATGTATCACCATTCTTAAATGCCTGATACACCTCATCTGGATAGTTGTTCTGAATCTCAGTCTCCTGATTTTCAAAGAACAGTGCTTTATTCTTCTTATCCTTCAGCATAGATTTGCTCAAAGCAGATTTCAGTTTAGACATGTTAATAAGCACAACAGGCTGTCCATTTGATAGGTAATCACTTATCTCAGCAATACCAAGAGGGTAATAGTCTACAATGTAGTTCTCATCCTTCTGACGCAGATATGTAATATAAGTGCCCTCTGCGTAAGTCATCGGAATGGCGGCACGTAGCAGACTTCGCACATTGATTTGTGCGTTGAAGTCATCAATCACTTCACGGGCGTAATTTACCTGTTTTGTCTTATTACGCTGTTCAGGGAACTGAGCGAAACTGCATTTGAACTCAGTATTAACATTCGCCTCAATCGCATCATAAGTAATGCCAATCAGGTCATCCTTGTTGATGTAATTACGGATGATTCCATTGACCGTCTGCACATTCGTCAGACTTGACTGTAGCCCTTGTGCAAGCTCATCAATTCGGTCAACGGTCAGTGTCTCAGAGGAGGCTGAAATTTTCAGATATGTACTATACTGCTTATTTTCAGGGTCATAAGACGCAACTGCATTTCGGATGACGTTATTCATCCTCTCTTCTGAAAGTTCATTCAAAGAGGTAATAACTACAGTACCGTCATCTGTCTGTGAAGCAGTCACGACATCAAAATCTTCCTTTTTCTTTCTTGCCACATTTTCACCTCCTCTGCTTAGAAGTCAATGTTAGAAATACAAATCGGCGGAGCAGTCATTGTCTCCACCGCAGACTGGCGCACTTTATCCTTACGACGTAATTCGTATAGACGATGAGCAAGCAAAATTGCAACATAGAACCTATCATCGTGGATTTTGTTGGCAACGTCGGGTGCCAAAGCATATGTTACGGTCGTATTTTCAGAGTTTGTCGTTTTCTGAATACTTGTAATCTCGTTCTTCATCAAGTCGATGTTAACCCACGCAGTCTGTTCCTCTAAGGAAAGTTCATGCGTCTTCAAAATTTCTTGACCAGTTGATTTATCCACACCGTCTACTACCTGAACATAATCTCCGCCGTTATATTCAAGAGGAAAATGAATTACACCAAGATTCATCAGCTCAATAAATTCCTCAACCATGGCAGTACGGAATTTACGAGGACTAATTAGACGTAGCTTATCAACAGCATCTGGGTAACGGGCATCATATCCTTCATATAATTCATGATTTGCGTCGATAAAACCACGATGTTCTGCGCCTGTTTTATCAGTCCAATTGTTAAGTAAACCGTCCGCATATGTGGAAGTACCACCGCCGCCAGCGCCTTGGTCAATCATCAATCTATCAATGTACTCGTAATCAGGATTTTGACCATTGTAATGTAGAATCAACTCATGCAACTGCTCAAGCTGACGATTAGAATCGAGCTTGAATTTTTTCTCGTTCGCAAGATCAACCATGTTCACGCAATTTATAATGTCGCCACACATGCCATTTTCTGGATCGTTATAAATACGCATAACGCCAACAATAGAGTTATCCATTGTGCGGGCAGGATCAAACGCAAGAATATACTGATAGTTTCTATCCCAATAAAGCTGTGGGATATACTTTCGCTCATTGCGACGAACCGTACCCCATTTGATGATCTGGTTTACGCCACCATCACGGCTTGGTCGATTATAATATTCACGCAACGCCTTCATTTTATTTGACTTTAGAGCTGCATCTACCTTGTCTTGTGTCAATAGTGCTTTGTATGGCTTACCCTTCATATAAACTTTGATTGCAACGTCACAAATCATATCACAAACAAAATAATCTCGATCTCCTGCAATCATGCGCTTTGCAAATTGTTTGTAGTATTTATAAAAAAGCTTGTCCATCGTGTCCTGACTTGAAGCATAAACTAGCTGAGTAGGAACCTGACGAGGCTGCATTTCAGGATTATAGTCACTGTCAGTGTCAGTGACGAAATCTGTATTCTGTGTTGCAAAAGCTTCACAGACAACAATCAGTTCGTCGGAGCAGAATGCCGCCTCATCAAAGAAAATAAGACTAGCTCGCTTGCCACGCACACCATCTGGGTTGGAGTTCAAAGTGTTAATAGAACTACCGTTATAAAACTCAACAACATACCCGGCGGGATTATGACTAAAACCACTTTTGTTGGTTGCAGACTTTTTCGTTTCTTTCTCTGCAATATCTTGCAGACTACGGATAGACGCAGCCGTCTTACCAACACGAGTAACAATTTCCTCGATCTTATTAAATGTCTCTTTTGCCTGATCACCTACATTACTTACAATGTAAATAGACTGGTTCTCATATAATATTGCCTTTAGGATAATGAAAACAGAACCTACAAAAGACTTGCCAAAGTTTCGACTACACGCCTAAAGAACATGACTTGCATTCCAGCTTTGTTCCAGCATATATGCCTGAGCGTCAAATAGTTGGATGCCCAATAAATCTCTGGCCGCAATAACAGGATTGCGCCGATAGAATGCAATCGTTGCCGCATCACACTCATAAATCTTGCGTTTTGCGGATGTAATAATAGGCGCTCTTTGTTTCAACCTCATACGGCATCACCATCCGTATCTTCTACGCTTGCGTCAACACCGGCATCTTCCAACAGCTCCTTGAGCCGCTGATTCTCAATCAAAGACAGCCTGTATTTTTCCTTCGCATCATCACTTTCTTTCTGAAACTTATCAATCAGTTCTCTTTGTATATCGAAAATTTCCTGCTGGTCATTTTCGTCAAAGAAAGCGTTTTCCTTGATTGCCTTAGAGCTCATATCTGCCGCCCATTGAGTACCAGGAGACCGTAACTGATCGTAGAAGTTTGCTTCTGCGCCAGCAATATCCTTTTCACGCATATCCTTCATTAAGAATGTAAGCGTATTACGTCCTGCATCCTTGTTGGAACGGTTCTTGACAGAAATCTCATTTTCCTTGGCAATCTTGTCGTTATTAGAAACTAGCTTAACCTTAATGTCATTCAGACTTTTGATTGCCTCAGCCGAGTTCATCGGGTTTAAGCGGGCAATCTGCAAGTCGATTTGTCGAATCTGATTATTATTGTTCACGACCTGAACAATCTGAGATAGCTTGAATGGGTCGTCCTCAATACCATCCTCAAAATACTTAATGAGTTCGCTAAATAGATATCGGCGGTCGCTTTCGTTATAACCATCAAATGGATCGTATCCAATAACAGAAATACAATCATCCTTGGCTTGAATCTCTGCTTTCGACCACTTTTGTTCCTTCTCTTCCTGTAGATCAAGAGCATTCTTGTTCAGTTCTCCATTTACAAGAGTATTAGAGAAGGTTTGAAATTGATACTGTCTGCCGTTTAAAACAAGGCGGTTATACGCGCCGGGACGACAAGTTCCAGAATTTGCAACAACCGAATCATAAAGACTGTTATAAAACGGAACATCCAAAATGTGGCAAAGCAACATACAAGCCGTTCTATCACTACCAAATCGTCTTGAGAAATCATCAAACATTTCATTTACACATTCCTTGCAAACAGGAACGTAATTGTCGTTTGCTTTCCAAAAGCCATATGTATTTTTATAGAAGTGACCAACTGCCACATCATATTCTTTACCACAACGCAGGCATTTGAATGTCTTCTTGTTCTCGGTTCCTTCAAGAATAACGCCATCCTCAACAACCTTTTTCTTTCTAGGCAAACAAACACCTCCATTCAAAATCAAAATAAAAGCCGTAGAACGTGCGCACATCCTACGGCAAACAAAAGATCCACCCTCATGAGCACCAATAATCTGGGAGGCCGGGTGGATTTAATTCTATAAAAGACCTGCTATGATACGCATCGTTGAGAGGCTTAACAGGTTCTGTTCAAAATTCGACCTCAGCATTTTGACACCGTAGTGAGCTAAGGTCTTTATCATCTATTTGGGCTTACGCCCTGCCGACGAATCGGCTGAATTTTGTATTTACGGCCAGCTTTACGCCGACCGTGCCACCTGAAATACACAGGCAGGACTGTTCATAAAAGGACCTACCGCCAGAGGGAGTAGAAAACTGGCGATAGGCTTGCGAAAGGGGAGATGTTGGGTGCAGGTGCGGGAGTCAGACCCGCCCAAGAAACAGCTTATGAGGCTGGCTAGTACATCGGCACTATCACCTGCGACATATGATGCCTAAGTGTCATCTACTACCAAATCGTGTGCGCATCACAGGTTTGCCATAGATCGACTTCGGACTTGCCTCCAACCGCGAATTGGAAGCCATTTTTGGCACGCCCAGAGAGACTTCAACTCCCAAGAGGCAGATTTAGAGTCTGCTGTTTTAAGCAATTAAACTATAGGCGCATAAAACCTACCTTTTAGCCGGTGGTAGGGAACCGGTATAATATAGGCCCTCCGGGAGAAGGACTGGCGCGGTCTCAGAGATTCGAACTCTGGCATCGGGTTTACCGACCTAACGGTTTTCAAGACCGTTCTCTTCAACCACTTGAGTAAGGCCGCACAATAACCCTACTTTCCTGCACAGCTACCTTTATATAAAGGTGTAGGGAATAGCCGTACAATCTTTGGTGAGCCAGGTTGGAGTCGAACCAACGATGTTTCTAATGTCACGGAGTTACAGTCCGCTATCTTCGCCACTGGATATACTGACCCATAATAAAACAAGCATCCATCAATCCGTCCGAGCTAGTTGAATTGTTCTCGTGTTGATAAAACGCTTGTTTTAGACTTTTAAAGCTTCGCATTAACGTAGCGAAACACGATTGGCTTGGCATTTTGCTCCTCAAAGCTACTCTGCGTCTGACTTTACAGCTTATACACGGTTGCAACCAATGACCGCTTTTGCCATGCCACCTACAGGAATCGAACCCGTATGTGAAAATTACAAATTTCCCATTCTACCATTAAATTAAGGCGGCACAATAAGCTGGAGCAATCGCCCCAGCACATAGAAAAGGAGACAACAAATGATGTCCCAAGCAGACCTTGCGGTCGTACTTCTTTTTTAAGTCCCCATTTAGTGGTAGGGGCTCACCACTTTTTAATTTAGACGTACAATGTGCGTCTTATCTTCATTCAGCCTTCCGAATTTATCCTGATAAACCAGAATAAATCCTTCTCGCTGAGATGGGGTTAATTTTCCATCTGCGTAATCCATTTTTGACGTTTCACAACAACAGCCCTGCTCATAAATTACAGAATTACCGATATCATAGTGACCTGTTTTATGAGTGTGTGCCATCACGATAGTATCAAAGAAATAATCATTATCCTTGAAATACCGATATGCCTTTTCTGCCGTTTTCAACATACCACTAGAGTAAGCAAGTGGATGCGCAAAAATTGTTTCACCAACAAAACTAAACCAAGTATCGTTATAAACAATCTCGATACCACTATCCTTAAAAACATCAATCAGAGGGTCGTAATGAACCTTTGTATGAAGCTCCTTGTTATAATGGTTAAAGCCATCAACAAAAATAAGCTCCAAAGATGTCTTTGGCATCAGTTCAAGCAAGTCGGTGTCCAGATTCTTAGCAAGATAATTCTGGAAACGTAAGTCATGATTACCATAATTTACAACAACCTTCTTAGGCTGAAGCGTCTCAATCAGGTCAATCATATACTGACGTGCAATCAGAATTTCCTCCATTGGACTCTTACGATACACCTTATTGAAACGAGAAATGGCCTGCGCATCTACCAGATCCCCGTTTATCTGAAGGATATCAATCTTTCCAGCATACTCACTAAAAGTCTCAATGGGCTTCTGGAATGGAATATGTAGGTCGGAAATAGACAGAATGCAGGTTCCCACATCTCTATTAGATAAGGACTCCTGATACTGCATACCCGCACGGAATGCCTTAAAACGCTTGCGATATGCGCACTCACCAAAATTCTTACCCAACTCATCATTGAGCACCTTGGATGCGCCATCCCAAGTCAACTCTCTAGCCAGAACAGCATTCCCGATTCTTACAAAGAAGTCATCGCTCGTTTCTTCTGGCCGTTTATTATAGCAACCCATTGGCATCAAGCTGGGTCGCCCAGCAGCTCATCAGAAGTGGAAATATTGATGGTGACACCCTCAATACCATCCCACTTTGCCAGAGCTTCATTCAAATTGAAGACATTCTCGCCATCCTTGGTAATCTCGGTGATAGTGCCCTCGGCAGTATCAATAATAGCGTTCTTAAAAACAACACTCTTCTTAGCAACCATAAATCTATTCTCCCTTATATTTTATTTCAATTTTGAAATGATTTAGCAAGACTCTGCAAGCTCTGGAAATACCAAAGCTGCTGCCCATTTGCTAATCCAACTGTTATGCAGTGACTCAAAATGTTCAATGGCTTCATCAATCGTTTTTATACGACGTAAATCAATTTCGATATACCGTCCATGTTCGTCAGCATACTTTTCCTTAATATTATCTCGCTCAAACTGCTTTACAAAATCTTCTTCAGTCTGGTGAAAATATTTAATCCGGCTATAATGCTGTGACCCCATAACTTCACAAAACAGTCTTTCGGATGGAATATAAATGTCAAAAGGCATATATCTTCCAGTCTTTGGATTTTTAACAGCCTTATATTCAACAATCGTGTCAGGATATGTTTTTTTGCAATACTCTTTTAGCTGTTGTGCGATTTTGCTTTCACATCTATGATACGCACACTCTGGGCAACCTGTTCCATGATGAAACGTACTCCATTTTGTGATTTTCTCGCCATGCCTTGGACAAATATATTTCAATTCTCCAAACGCTCCTGTATATTCCTCTTTCTTTGTTAAGAGTGTGTATCCACGAGACTCAAATTCGCTTTTTATCACATTAAAGTCTTTTAGTTGATTTTTTGAAGACAAAACATGTGCACACAAACTACACCCAGATCCATCTCTAAAACTTCCCCAAATAATGGTTCTTTCACCATGAATCGGGCAAAGATAATGTAATCGAGTTCTTGTAAAAGAAATAACATCCTCTTCCTTTGTTATAAGCTGATATCCACGTTTACGAAATAGTTCTGCGACATCCGCATAATTGAGTCCACTGTAAGTAAGCATTCCTTTTCTCGCTGAACAGCTTTTACACCCACAGCCTTCAAGAACTGCGCAAGCAAACATATCAAACATCTTACCGCAAGTGTTGCATTTCACAGTTACCTTTTTATTTGAGCCAACATACTTTCCAACAACAGTTACCTTTTGATTCTTTATTTTGGCTTCTTCTTGAAATTTTTCGTTTGTTTTTCTTACAGCTCCTCGCATTAACTCACGTCCATTTCATCAGCCCACTGGCTAATCCATCCACGGTGGTTCGTAGTCAACTGACATACGGCTACGCGGTCATGCTTCGCAAAATGCTGGAGACAACGCATAAAGCCAGAGTCAGAAGGTTTATCAAGATCACACTGTAAATCATGACCAATAATAATCAACTTTACCTTTTCGCCATCACTACCATCGCAACGAGAAATAGTCTTCTGTAACTCTTTAGGAGTATAGTTCTGGCTCTCGTCCAACAAAATAATACCACTCAGGTTTGTGCCACGAAGGAAAGTATGAGTTAGACAAGAAATATAACCAGTGCCATTCTTCTGATTCACCATAGACTCGTCGTTGATAACCTTGTTAGGGTCAACGTTGCATTTAATCAGAGCCTGATAAAAAGGTTCAAAGAAAACTTCCGATTTTTCTGTAATAGATCCAGGAAGATAGCCTTGACGCTTTTCGCCATAACTAGACACGACGTAAGTCAGTTTATCAAAATAGCCAGCCTGAACAAGCAGATTTGCAGTTGCAGTCGCAATAAGCGTCTTGCCAGAACCAGCTGCAGCGTTGCAGATCACAACATCAATGTTTGGATTCCAAATTGCATCACGAAACACACGCTGTTCAGGGTCCAAAGAAATGCCGTAAAAACCATACTGATCAGGATCAGTAATCTTCTCCATAGGAATCTCAGTGGGAATCTTTCTCTTAGCCATATATTATAACTCTCCCTTAATTGAATTCATCCACATCATCGCAAATCTTATCTACAATGCCAAAGTTGACCTGCTCATTAGCGTCCAGATACCAATCCTTCGCTTTATTCTTAGTCATAGTCTTCTTATCAATGGTAGAGTGAGCCATAATATACTCACGCATCTTTGCAACCTGCTTCTCATAGTAGTCCATAGCCATCTTAGACTGCTCAAAAGTACCCTGAGTACCGCCAGAGCCACTGTGAATCAGTGCAGTAGAATGAGGCAGGGCAAAGCGCTTCTGACCAGACAACAGCATCACAAGAGCAGCGCTCATTGCAATACCTGCGTTAATCGTCCAAACAGGAGTCTTGCTCAGTGCAACAACATCAATAAAGCTGAACATGGCGTCCAGCTCGCCACCATAGCTGTAAATAAACAGCTTAATAGGCTTGCGCTGCTCAACAGGGACATCCTTGTCGATACGGTTGTACTGCAGAATCTTGCGCTCAATCTCAATCAGAGACTGGTCAATCTCAAAGTCAATAAAGAAGATGCGATCCTTCTCGTCAACATAGAAGTTCATCATCTCAGGAGAGGGGAGACCGCCACCATTCATCAGGTTAGTGATCTCCTCGGGCAGCTGAATTTCAAAATCCAAAGTCTGTACCTCGTTCTTTCATAAATTAGTCTCGAATGCCACGCTTGGCACGCTCAACAATTTCACGAGCTTCAATATTAAACGGAATCAACTCCAGATAGCGGACAGACTCCTCAATAAAACGCTTGTGACGAGTCTTTGCAATAAAGACATGCGGATAAACCTTACGGATTTCCTTGGCTTCTGCTTTGGTGATTTCGATCATTTAGGTCATTACATCCCTTCAAAATAAAATAGGTAGGAAGAAAACAAGCGTCCTCGCTCTCTCCCTACCATAACTATCCCGTAATGATTTTATATAAATATGTAAAAATACAACGTATCTGTGTTAAAATAATACAAAAATGCACGATTTATAAATCAAACATTTTTCTATTTTGAGATGTTTTCTCAATATTGATGCTTTTGGCGCACTTACGACAATATTTTTGTCTGCGCCCAGTCCGAGCAACGGTACGACCGCAACATTCACACCTGATGTATGGCTTTCCGCAAAACTGATTCCACTGAATCCCAGCAGTCTCGAAATTTGATACTGTAACTGCGATAGGCGGTTCTTCGTCTGCGATTAACACATGAATGTTCAAGTTGTCAATCTTCTTTAAGCTGGCAAAACCAATAAAACCAAGATTGCGCAGTTCTCGAATCATTTCATTCTGCTTATCTACATTTACAGAAACACCAGCCATACGGAAAATATCTCGTGTATCTTCCGTAATCCAATAATTACACTTGTTGTTTACAGCCATATGAAACTTAGCCAAACAAAGCATTGTGAACATGAGCCGTTGCATCGGTTTCCCATCCAAGGCAAGAATTTTCTGGGTTTCAGACTTTGTAACACTTACTCCATCAAGTTCAACCAATTGCTTTCCTTTGGCGGACGCAATCGCTTGCACGATAAAGTTCTCATCTAAAACTCTATTATATCCAAACATATGAGCCACAAGAAAATCATCAAGCTTCTTCTTGACTTCTTCCTTAGAGTACCCCTGAGAGAAATAAAGCTTTGCAATATAATGTAAAGCGTGCCCGGCGGTTCTGCAAGTCACATCTTTTTGAAGCAGTTCTTCTGCATACTCACGTTCATTCAATACTACCATTCGCATCCTCCTCTTCAATTTTGTTCATATCGACTAACACGTCTTTATAACGCTCACTACAATATTCAACATCACCATTATCGTCCTTAACAAGAACATGGGCCTTGTTGCCAGCCTTATCAAAGAGACGCTTAATAATAATATCAGGAAATAGAGCCCATACAATCGAGACACTTGAGGCGTTTTTCTTACAGAGGTCCAACAAAATATCACAAAGGATATTATCATCAGAACATTTTTGATGCATGATACGCAACATATTTTCGTTGTAAAAATTCAACTTCTCAATTCGATCTGCGCCGGTTTCCTTGTTCTTGGTATTTGAATTGTCGATAACAGAGTTTGTTCGTGCGTATCGAAGATATTCTTTAAAGATAGGGCGAATACCGTAATACTGAGAATTTTTATATTCATCACCAGACTTGAGAGAATCGTAATCAAATTTACGCTTCTTTTTCAAATCATCTTCAAACTCTTCAAGTTCATCTTCAATAATCCAGCACAGACGATTCATAGTGCAGGAATTAACACCGACGGGCATACGGTAAAGGTAATATTGGATAACAACTTCATCAACATCATTCTTGACTTCCTTTTTCATCATCTCGTCAAGGCCATCAAAACCTTCCCATTTAATTCTCTTACGAGCTGCAGCCACATACTTTTTATAGTCCTTCATCTGAGAGGGGTAAATGTAGCTCATAAAATAAGGTTTGCGCCAAGCACAAATACGTGCCCAGAACTTCTTGTCCTCAACAACATCTGGGTTATCATCCTCTTTAACAACACAAGCCTTATTGTCGTACCAGTATTGAGGCATCGGAGTAGTGGAAATACCCTTTATGCGATCAATCGACGCCTGCTGATATAGCTGGCCGCATTTAATGCGATATGTTAATTCTTCGTACTCGCGGCTTCCTGGCTCAAATTTACTTCGCACATCAAACATTGTGGTGATACGATTTGTGATTTTTCCAATATCGTCACCGAATCCATTGATATTAGAGCTAATAAAGTCCTCTTCAGTGGGGATTTTCTTCTCGCCCTTCTTTTGCACACAGAGAACTGTAGGCTCATCCACCCATTTATCAATCAGGATATGATTGTCTGTACTAAAACAGAGATCTCCGTCGTTATCGGCCCCATTAAGTGCAGCGTCCGTATTATCCCACACGTTCAGAATAAATACGGTCTTCATATAGCGATACCAATTTTTGCACTCATCACTTGAGTTTATGTCCATGCATCGAATATTTGCCATCTGGCTCATTGGCGCTCTAAAACAGGCTACTCGCTTCACATCACGGTCGTTCCAGAATCGACTATAAGCCTCACCAGATTTTAAAAGACCAGTGACAGGCATTCTAAACATAGATTGGCAAAGCGCATACGGGTCCCCACTAAGAACTTGAAAGTTACCTCTAACCTTTACTACACCTGTTTTCGCCTGAGAAATTCGTTTTTTAATAAAGAATCGAATGCGGTTTTGAACGTATGGGTCGTTGATCATTTCTGGCTCAATCATTAAGGCCTTGATATAATCATTCTCTAAGCTGTTTATGTAATTCGGGTCATCACGCATTCCGTTGCCACGCAAATAAAGCAGTACATCACGCCAATCACCACCCATGGCACCTTTGATTTCATCCAGTGTAGGCTTCACCAACTCTCGAATCTCATCGTTCGTTAAATTATAACTCTGGATAAATTGATAGTTCAGATTACGCTCTTCATCAAGCTCAAGCTCACAGGTCTTCGTTACAGAAAAGTGGTAGTGGTTTTCCTGACAATTCTCGAAACAATCATCTGCACTATGATAGCTGTCATAAAGTTTGAGCATCGACGTAGTAAGGATCATCTGCACACGGTTAATGTCCTTATAGTCGCCAAAAGCGTCTTTGACCATATTCTGCTTTGCAACCTTCTTGGCGAACTCACGGAAAGGGAAGGGGAATAGCATTCCCTTACAAAAGGCGTTACGCACACAGAATCCAGACGCAGTTGACGGTAGCTTCAAATCTTCGCTCCATTGTTGGGCAAGGTCATAGCTGATAAGACCAAAACCATCGCTGGCACACAGTTCGCAATCATGTTCAGGATCTTCGACCATCGTAGGCTCACCAGACACACCATCATCCAGGATAATCACATGGTCTTTAAAATGAGTATAGCAATCATCCACAACCAGAATGCCATCTGGATCAGTAACAGGGATTGAGGCAGAGCAGGCGAGTGCCCGATATGCTTCCAACTTTGCCGGAATAAACTCCATTCCTTTGTTACGGCCATTATCAATTCGCTTGCGGATCTCACCAACAAGACGGTCGCTCACAAACACAATCGTGCTATTCTTAACACCACCGGTAGTCCCAACCAGACGGCGATACGTGATTCCATTGATTTTAAACCCCTTTGGAGAACATGCCCGGCGGTAATCATTCTTCTTATCAACCACCAGACACATATAATCCGGCTTGAATTGAACTGCGTCCAATTCAGTGTATAGTCTCCGAATCTCCCGGCGGTTCTCTAAGCAAGATGGCTCATTCCGTAGCATCTTAATTCTACGCTTAATGCTTCGCGCCTTAGCCTCTGCATCCGTAACACCATTCAATTCATCAATCCATCGTAGAACAGTGCTATCAGCAAGCGAGATAATCTCGTGATTTCGTCTGGCTTCATCCAACGGTAGAGTTAAATCCCATTTTGTTTCAACTAGACGCTTCGTATGGATCTTAAAAACAAACTTTTGGCAAGTTTGCTGCTTTGCCATTCGGCAGTCACCTCCATGTTCTTTTTAAATGCATCCTGTGTTTCATAGCTACAAAGAAAAATATAAAATTAGGCTTTTACAGATAGCAACTCTCGCCATCTTCCATAGCCTTTAGCCAAAGTCGTTCACGCTCCTGATAGAGCTCATCCAGCATATCATCAGCAGCTTCGTACTCGCTGCGTGTCAGGCTATTGCTATTCATGTCACGCACAAGCTGCATGATTTCCGCATCAACATCCTCGTAAGTACGCATTACTCACCCCTCAACTTCCATTGTAACCATACTGATTTTACGATATGGGCACAAGACTTGCATACACCGGTCAATATCATCAAATACGACATCTTTTCTTCGACCACGTTCTGTCTTTTCGTGTTCGAAATATTGACAAATATCGTATAGACGAATTTCAATCGCTTCTACCACACCATTGAACTTGTGGTGGTTTATGATTATGGAATAAACATAATCAGAACAAGTAATCCTGTCTATTTCTAACGAATCAAAATCTTTACAGATATCTTTGATAATATATTCCAAAGCTATCACACCGGCTCTATCTGGTGCTACAATATCGCAGTCGTGTTCAATTGCGTGTTTACAAGCATCATATGAACGTCCATACCCACGAGGTAAAAGAACTTTCTCCATTACTTGGCCTCCTCATCCATAATAGCTCCGCAGTAAGGGCAAAACATTACTTTTCTATCATTTCTCCAATAGTTCTCATCAACTTCAATGCATTCACATCCACATTCAGAACAAGCACTATTACCATAATCGTCAATCCAATGAGCGTGAACTACAGGACGAAACTCACGATGCTGAACCTCATCTTGAATCATATTTTTGACTACGCCGAGCGTAACAAAATTCGTAAGAAATCTCTCTGATTTACCATTCGCACGAGGCGGAACTGCTTTCAACGCAGCGTCAATACTGTCTAAAATTTTTGTTGCATTTACAAACTTATCCATCACTTAACCTCCTCAACAACCCGGCGGATTGTCTCATCAATCTGTTCAAGCTGCGTCAGCAAAACATCCACGGTATCAGCATCACTTTCGGAAATATTTAAATCCTTAATCTTATGTAAAGCCCATTCAAGGTTCGGGTAATAGCCGACCGTAACCTCCTTTACGCCGGTGCCCATCTCACCAGTCTTTGGATTCTTGCCAGCAGGTCGCTGCTCAACGATTACGAGATTCCTCTCATCACAGTTCTTTATAATGTACTTTCCAATCTGAATACGCATCACTTAACCTCCTCGTCCATGACAGCTCCACAGTCAGGACAATACTTTGATTCATCAATGTTTTTGCTAGAATGACAAGCCGAGCATTCGACAAAGAAACTTTCTCCAAAATCTTCAAAATGCTCAATCCAATGAGCATGGACTACTTGACGGAACTCGCCGCCTGCGGCCATCTCTTCTTGCATGTATTGAATTGCCCCTTCTAAAGTCATCTTACACACGGTTTTCTGAAAAGCAGAAACAGAACTATTATCGATCAATGGCTTTGTATCTTCCAATGTCTGAATCAAGTGTGTCGCGTTAATAAACTTCTCCATCGAATTTCTCTCCCTTTTATGTAAATGTATCTAAGAATACCTAAAGCTCTTATTTTTTATTCTTTTTTGCGGCCAGCCTTAAATGCGGCCACATCATTCATGAAATCATTGATATCTAGGTACTTGTCAGCCTTCTGCACAGTCTTTGGCTTGAACTCTCGACACTTGCATCGCACCTCATCACAAGTGGTGAAACACGGGATCTCATACTGGCATTTTGTGCAGACATATTTCTTGTGAAACTCCGGAAAGCGTCCAGATGTTTGGTAGAACTCATAAGTTACCTTTAAATCAATCCAATAGTGGTTATCAAAATTCATTGTACTCAACCTTCTTCCTTATCTTTTATAAGAACCATACCATTTAAATCCAGCACGAGGGATTCCATAATTTGCAGGAATACGAATCATTCCATCTATAAAGAGCTGAAGAACCTCATCACTCAACTGCCTGTGCACAAAACGAAATGGTGGTTGAGAAATATCATTGTAATATTCTGGATTTTCCTCCAATACCGCTCTACCTCTTCTGACTGCAGAAAGTGTTGGGATATTCTCACACATCGCATCATTCATCTCGTGAAAGCATTGCTGTTGCAATTTATATTCTGTCCGTGCAGCAGATCGCTTCAACGAGTTCGGCTCAATCGTAATATGGTACATCGGTCGTGCTAGGTCATATGTAAAAATTTCCTTGAACCTATTATCTAATTCTTCATAGAACTCATGAAGCCGCCCAGTCAGAAATACGTCTTGTTCACTCTGGCATACTCGCCCAGATGACGTATAGAACTCATGAAGCACATTCGTATACATCTTCATATAAATAGCCTTTTGGTCTTCAGAGGGGATATGGTACTCTTCTGGGTCATGGTTTATAAACACAGCAGGACAGTCTTCAAAAAATATTTCCTTGTTTTTCGCCATAGATTTAAGCGCAGACTCAATGTACCCAACCATTGTAGATTTAGTACATTGCTGAAACGTCTCAGCATCCGCTGCTAAATTCTCTCTAAACTCATCCATTTGCTCACGAGCAATACTTTCTAATGGCGTACCAACTATCTCAGCCCAAAAGGTATCCTCACCATGTAGGTCTTCTGGATATTGATAAAAATTCTTATTGGTCATTCCACACGCTCGTAGTATTGCAGTTGGTGTCCAAAAGAACTCCATCCAACTACTGCCATCACATTCTTTAAGTAAGTGGTAAGCAATCTGGTTCTGCAGACGCAATGAGAATTTTCCTTTATTTCTTGTCGGTAGAGGAGGAAGTACCTCATTGTCTGGACGAATCTTTACAATAACAAAGTGTTTTCCTTCCTTTTTAAACTCAACGAAACGATTCATCTCTTCAAGGAAGTGTTTTTTGCTAGTTCCATCTAGTGGCTTTCCATTTTTACCAAACACATTAAGATAAGTAGATAGTTCTAAAAAATTAGAAAAAATCTGACCATCCTTCAATTTACCTATTATCTCCGATGTGATCTCGTATTTTTTCTTGTCCATATAGCCTCCTACTCAATTTAGTTGGATTGACGAGTCTGTATTATATATATGTATGAAGATACATGGTCGTCAGTCCAAGTACAACTATCACAAAATATCTCTTAATGGTTTACTCGACTTGAAGCTATGGAGCGTAAGCGACATAGATTCAATTTGAGTAAACCTACGAGCGTCCGCAGACGCGAGATCCCTCTCCACGCCCTGTCTGGAAGACTACTATAAATATCCACCACAATCATTCCATCACTATCTCCTTTACAGTATCCTGTATTGCATAGCTATCTACACTCATTATACCATGAGATTGCCAAAAATTCAATAGCTACATAATACAGGATACCAATATTTTCTAGCACCTATTATAATAAGGTATGTTTCTTGGAGTATCATCTGCTGTAATCTTTCCAGACAGTGACCGTCAGCTTACTTAGCGATGGTCGTTATTACACATTATTCTCTATAAAGGACATCTGGATGCCCTATATGTTCTGTGTAAGCTGCCAGAGGCTACAATCATGCTCCTTGTAGGTCTTTAGAGTCTCTGAGAATACTGCTCAGATGCCAGATCAGTCCATTTATGGCGATAGGGGAGTACAGATGGGTACAAATAGGTACTTTATGCTCCGAAGAATGGTCTTTTTCGGTACATTTCGGGTACACATCGGGAAAACCCGCATGAATCATAGGTTTTTCGGCTTTTATTGGCTCAAAAAGGAACAAAATAAGGGGTAAAAAGGTACAAATAAAAAGAAAAACTAGCCAAAATATAACGAAAATACGTTAAATTCTAGCTAGTTACCGAATAAGCTACCGATTGAAAAATAGCAATTTTAAACCATTTTTAGGTATTTTTGATGGGAAAGTGATGGAAAGATGAGTGATTTGTAGGTGTATGTAGGAGAGGGTATAGGGATATATTTTTTGGATATTTTAGTCAGAGAAAAATGTACCCGGATAGGAACAGGTAAAATGGATAAATTGAGTTGATAGGAGAGAGGTTGTGGTGATTAGAAAGGATTGGTATTTTTGTGGAAATTGTTATGCAGAATGTATATAGAGTAAGAGAAGATGAAATTCATAATTGGTGATTATGAACAAGAAAGATGTACTGGGATCTCGGCCTGCTGCCTGGAACGTGCCAAAAATGAAAAGTATCCCCCATGGGGAAAAGCCGCCTTTGTGCAAAAAGCGGTATTTACTTTAATTGAATAAAGTGCCTGTTTTGTCACTTTCTAGGCCGGGAATTATTCCTATTTTTCCAGTATGTTTATAGTGCTGATTTTTGCCGGGAATTGAATTTGCAAATTAGTTGCATTTTCAAACGTTCGATTGTTCAAATTTGAAATACTCTATCACTTTATCACTTTACCATACTAAAATATTCATTCTGCCCAGATCAATTACTTTGCTTTAATACTTTAACACTTTACCATGCTAAAGCATCCCATTTTCCCATATAAGGTATTATATATTATATTTTATCCTTATTCCGGCCAAAAAGCCCACTACTTGCCAAAATATAATTCTTAACGATATATCGCTATTTTTTAAAAATCTATAATTCTTGCGTGTTTTGTCCATGTGTTTGCAACAAAAGTATATGTTCAACCATAGCGGAACGTGGTAAAGTATAGGCACCGGAAGGCCGGAAGGCTTGAAGGGACGCACGGTCGGAAGGTGCGAGAAAGTTCCCCGACAAATCGCCAAATGACAAGCGGTCGTTCCCCGAACGGAAGGAAGTGCAAAAGCAAACAGTACGGAACGGCGCTCAAGCATGATACCACGTTTAACAGACGGGTCGAGAGTATGGCGGTTTGAACGTGTACACACAAAATCAACCCTTTAATCAGTCGAACGGTTGAGCAAATGGCACGGCGGGCAAGGCGGTCGGAATCCGTATTTGTTCAAGTGGTTTACCTTGCAAAACAGGTCGAAACCGATTCCAGATTGACAAAATGCGCTGGAAGGATAAAAACAATATAACCGTTTTGAAAGAATCCAAAACGCAAGTTTTGGCAACGTTTCAAACGCAAGCTATCAGTTTGTTACTTTTAGGCGGTACAATGCAATCTTGTATGATTGAGAAAACAGAATATTTTTGCAAAGGTATGCAATTAGACGACGTTGGACTTCAAAAGTTTGGCGCTTTTTGTTTGGACTTCAAAAGTTTGGACTTGTCGCAGATAATAGCAAAAATATACAATTTTCCGTGACAATTGAATAATAGCAAGCATGGTTGAAGGGCTGTTTTTGGCAGACAGAGGGTAAACCATGCTTTACAGTATACATATTTGCCCATCGTGGGCGAACCATAGGCTACAGGCAGAACCTGGAATTTTGTCTGTAGCACTTGGCTTGCTCATAATAGCAAGAAGTCCGTACACACATTATAACACATAAAGGAGAAAAATACTATGTCTACTACTACCATTCTGTCCGCTATCAACTTCAACGCTACCGCAGCCGCAGAGAAGAACCGCACCACCGGTGCAGCTGTTGCCCTTTTCAAGAAGGGCGGCAAGGAAGTCAACACCTCTGAGAAGGCCCTGGGCAGAGACTGCCTGAAGGGTATCACAGCAGAGCAGTACGAGACCTATTGCAAGGCCGTCCGTGCTGTCTATCTGGATGCTGATTTGCTGGCACGCTATGCCGCAGACGCAGACTCTGTTCAGAAGATTAAGACCTTCTACTTCAACGATCTGACGAGCCTTACCACCGCTATCATGGGCGATACCTTCAAAGTCAATGATGTCTTTGCAACCTTCACTGTTGAGCAGTTCATTGAGCAGAGCGTGGGCAAGGTGCGTGCATTCACCGCTACCACAGCAGGCCACGGCTACGACACGGAAGCAGAATCTCAGACCAAGTTTGTCAAGTGGGTTGAAGCATGGTTTAGCGCCAACGCAAGCGGTGTTGCTATGCTCTCTATGGCAGAGCGTGACCGCCGTGCAAGCGTCCGCAAGCTGTCCTCTAAGGTTGTGCGCCTTACTAAGAGTGTTGAGAATGCAGAGGAAGTGCTGTCCTCTGCAAAGAAGGAACTTGATTCTCTCAAGAGCAAGAAGGACACCAACGCAAAAACCCTGGAAAAGAAGATGAAGGCTGTTCAGGGCATGGAAAAGGATTTGGCAGACGTTAAGAAGAGCCTGGAATCTGCTCAGACTAAACTGGCAGACCTTCAGAGCAAGGACTTCACCAACGACTTCAGCGCAGAAGAAACCCTGTAATTAAACCACGCAACCATCGTGAACACGCAAGAGCTCTACATAAATGCTAGGCGATTAGTGGTACTAGGGAAGATGTAACCACTACCAACACGGCAGAAATGCCGTAACTATCAATCGAAAGAAGGGAATACTATGCAAAAGTTTCTGTGCAAGAACTACGCAGACCGTCAGATTAAGTTTGACGGTCATTCTGTGCCGTCTGGTGCATACTATGGTCAGACCGCAGAGGGATTGCGCTTTATCGCAGTCGTCAGAGTGAATCAGATCGGCATGGTTTGGCGTTCCGGTAAAGGTTTGGTTCCGTGGGAGAAGACTTACAATCAGACTGTCGTTGACTTCATCAGAAGTGAACCTATTGGCGTAAATCCTGAGACTGTGCATTTTGATATGGCAGTGAAATCAGAGCGCAAGAAGGCTGGACGCTATGCAGCACGTTTTGCTGGAACTGGGTCTGCTAGTGCAAATCGCAAGAGCAAGAAGGCAGCAAAACACACTAAGGCTTTCCGCACTCGCAATGATTCCTTTACGGCAGAGTACAACAATGCCTCTAGTTTGATCTATGGGAAAACAATCGAGATGAACAGACGGCCTCAGAAGGTCTATGGTAAGATCGCAGAATACATGGACGGCAGCGGTGCTGGAAAAATCCGTGGTGATATGCGTCCTCTTGAGCCTGTTTTTCCTGTACCTTCTGGTAGAAAGGCAAGGTGAATCATGTCAGCAACTGTTTCAAGTGGTCAGAACTTGCGTAAGAGTGAAAAGTTTGCTATAATTGCATCAAAAGGTGGTGCGACTATGGCAAGCAAGTACGACAATATGAGCAGAGAAGAGCTTGTTGCCGCTATGAAAGCGCGAAATAAATCTTATAAGTGGCAAAAGGCTTGTGTTCTTACTCCGGCAGAGGGTGAAAAGCTGGAAACTGAAATTCTTCCTCTTTATGGATGTATAAACGTGTCTCAGCTTGTTAAAAAAATTGTCAATGGTGAATTGATTGTTTCCCCGGCAGAATCCAACTAATAAACCCTATAACTCTGGCAACAACGTCTTGTGAATTTATCGCAAGGCGTTTTCTTTATGCCTTGTTTTGTATAATTATGCAAATAATTTGCAGAATATGTAAAATGAAAACAAAAAAGGAGAACACAATGAAAGAATACGCAATCTTTGTTGCCTGTGAAGAGGATAAGGACCCCAATTTTGGTGGCCGTTACGTCCTCTACACGGAAGAGGAAGTGAATACCCTGGGTGGTCTGGACGCTGTTCTTGCCAAATTGAAGGCAGAAGGCGAGATCATCACCGGTATTCAGACTGGTGAACAGTGAAATCAAACACGTCAGAAAATCACATAAAAGAGGACTTTTAACAATGAAAAACGATATCAATTTCGTTTCTATGATTTATCTGGCAGATACAGATGGAAATCGGTTTGTAGCAATCTATAAGCCGATGTCAGAAGAAGAGCGTCAAGCGTTGCTTGAACGTTATTGGCAAGAAAATCGTTGGGGCACACGATTTGGAGCCCCTGATATTCTCGATGTGTTTCCGCTTGATGACTCATGTTTTCCGAATCAGTGGTTTGAAAACATGAGTGAATGCGAAAGAAACTCAAAATGCAGCTACTGAATGAAAAATGCCGTGAAGTTAGTGGGCACGGGGAAGAAAGATCCCACTACCAGCCCAATAGGGTACGCAATAGCGTTGTAAAAAATGAATTTGCAAAGCCTGGTTTATCCTGGCAGAAAGGAAGTCTTGTTATGAAATCGCTTCTCATGTTATTCGGTTATTCTGCTTATCATGCAGAGTGCGTTGCACCTATGATGTGGGCTTTCGTAATTTGTGCCATTGCTATTGGCATGGCAGAATGGAAAGGGTGGTTGAACTAATGTTTCGTAATGTAAAGAGCTTACGATTCATTGGAACGGATGACTTTCACCGTGAAGTATTTATCGATAAGTTCGGCACAGTATGGAAATATACAGAACCCGGTGAAATGCCGCAAGAACGGCATGACAAACTTTACACTTCATCCAGCAACAGCATGGAAGGAGAACCAGAAGAACCGATGGCAGATGACCTCGATTACAAGATCTAAAAGGAGAACTGTAATGAACAGAGAAGATATTGATATCCTGGAAGTGGGCAATGCTTACACGGCACTGTTTTACAAGAAGAATCACTATCAGCCATACATTGTGGCGTGGCATTTTGACCCGGATTCCTACACATGGGATCAGGGTCATTATTTTTGTGACCTGAAATCCGCAAAGAAATTCTTTGCAGAGCAGGAGCGCAATAATGCAAATTGCAAGTATTGCGAAAAGCTGGATTGCCCTCACAGGGATTGCGTCAGACGATTGCCCTATGAAAAGGGTGGAATCCTTGCTTGTGAGAATCTTTGGTAAAGGAGAATGAATATGGCAAAAATGAAACTCGATCCTGTTTATCCTGATATCGTTAATCGCTTTCAGTATGTGAAAACGACTAACGCAGACGCTTGGCAGAAATATGTTAAGAGTGTCATTGCAGAGCATGAATATAACGACCTGTTGACCCGGATTGCGTGGGATTTGCTCAGGTATGTGTACACTTCTGGTACGATTTGTGGGTGGTACGATAAGTATAACGTACATGATTCGCATATCACAACGGCAGTCAAGAAGGCTTATATTGAAGTCTTTGGAATGCCGTCAGAATAAAAGATATGTTTTAAGGAGAGCTTGATATGACCGCAAGAGAATATTGTAAGAGCCATCCTGTAACTGCTTATGATAGCAGCTACGGCAGATGTGGTGGTTTCCAGATTCATGGTGACGTTCAGTATGGCATTGATGATTATATCTATGCTCAGTCTGGCGTACTCATTGAAGATGAAAAGTATCACAGTTACCATCACTTGAAGATTATCTATGCTCCGTCTGGCAGAGCATACGTCAAGTGTTTCGGTAAACGAATCTATCTTGATGAGTGCATGAGAGTGTAAAGGAGAACGCAAGATGAAAAAGGGTCAGTGGTTTATGAACGATGAAACAGGTGTTATCACTAATATTCATCGTGAAGCTGTCGAGTGGTATCGGCAGGGTGCAAACATTTCCATCTGGATCAACGGCGTTATTGTTTGCCGTTGGGGTCATTGATAAGAAAGGAGAACGCAAGAATGCGTGCTACTGTTGAGGTTTACGAGAATAATGCAGGCGGTATCTTTGTTGCCGTCTTTGGTAAAAATGGCTTGAAAAAGCTGTTTGTTGTTACTCCTGATAATAATGAAACAAGAATGACGAGGGCATTCTATCAGGAAGCGTTGTACGGATTCTCTGGTGTGGATGACTACAACGCAGCAGATTTTTCTGGTCTGTCTATGGATGATGCTTATATGGATATCTGCAGTGGCAACCTGATTGCAGAATTTTACGACAATTGTGTTGTGAATCTATATCCGGCAGACATGGGATCTGCTGGTATGAAATTATTTGGTTTGAAAGATTGAAAAGGAGATACATAAAATGAAACTTACTCAGAATAAGCTGTCCGTCATCCTGGCTACTGTTGTGGCTGGTGTTTCCATTCTGGCAAACTGTATGACTGCAAACGCAGCAGAGCCTATGAAAACTCGCCTGGATAATCGTTATGTCCTGGCCGGTAGCGTGGATGAAATCGAAGTATTCCGCAACGGAATTAAGACCATCCATGTTATTGATGAGAACGGCGAGGAATGGCTGTATTCTTATGCAAGCATGGAAGAAACCCCGGCAGATGGTCAGAATGTGACCATGATTATGAACAGCAATGGAACAGAAACCATCTACGATGATACCATAGAGGATGTTCTGTGGGCACGGCCTGATGAAGTGAGTGTTGATTGATGTTCATAAAATGCTTACAAATAAACAACGTATCAACGCATTAAAATGTGACGTTAATAAAATCTACATTTTAGTGCTTGACAAAATTAGCGGTATCCTGTATTCTATAGCTAGAAAGGGCAGTCCGTCATATGGCTTTTATTTTTACCATATAGCTATATAACACAGGATACGCAAGAAAAGGAGAGTCAACTGCTATGGCTATGTACAAAACTAAGAAGGATGCAGCTTACGCATGGGTTCAGGAATTTAATGCGATTCCTCAGAGCGTTATTGAAAAGCTCGCCAAGGTCGATTTGGAAGAGAATGGCGAAGGCATTACTGAAATCACGCCGCCGTCTTGTGGTGATCGTATCTATATCTTTAGCGGTGACCACTATGGTGAAAATGGTGAGATTCGGAGCTACAACGAAGATGACAACACTTACAAAATTTGTCTCGACGGCACTGGCGATGAAGTTGATGTCAGAGAAGATGATTTTGAAGTCGAGCGTGACGACTTCTTTCCGATGTGGGGAACGATGTGGCAGTTTAGCGACAGTTGCGACAACTGGTGGCTTGAAAATCATCTTCAGGAAATGGCAGATTGCGGATTCCGTATCTACGAGCAAGAGGATTTTGAGTACATTTTCGGCATTGATGGTTGTGGCTACGACTTTTATGAGGCTCATTGGATTCCGCTTTATGAAAAGCGTGGTTTTCATTGGGACGACGAAACTGTAAAGGAGATAAAAGAAAATGCGTAAGACGTTGCTTGAACGGCTTTTGGATGCCGGATATCCGAAAGCAGAAATTTATCATCATATGTCTGACCTTTATGTTTTTGTAACACCGTTGACTACAAAAATTATTTCCGAATGGTGTGATGAAAATGGGTATACGATGAACTTGCATTGTGCAAAATTCGTGGATCAGATTACGGGGAACATGATGTACGACTGTGCTTTTCAGTATTACGAGGTGGAAGAAAATGACTGATATGCAAGAAATGATGTGGGATGTTCTCTGTGAAATGTCAGGTGAAGATGTCGCAAGAGCATTCATCAACTATTATGGTAATCAGCTTTTGAGCGACGACTTTCATAAATTCCTTATTGACGAGGGATATATGGCTTCTGAAGAAGGGTGGGTTGGCTGATGATTATTGATCTGATTCTCGACCGCAAGGACGGCAGACACTACAGCTCACATGACTTCTATATGGAAGTCAGAAAGTATGAACGTCTGGGTGTTGGTACACACGGCGATGATATCTCTATCGCCATGGATTATGGTGATAACAGAGATGTGCAGCGTGTTCTGTGTCAGTACATCCAGCGCAATGGATACCCGACAGACATTGAAGATTACATAAGAAGTCAGATCTGGGTGGTATAAGCAGCAGATGCTAGGTGATTAGCGGTACTAGGGCAGACATAACCGCTACCAATGCGAAAGCATAAAAATATTAAAAGGAGTGTTTGTTTATGAAAAGATTGGATATAACTGTGAACTGTATGGCGGTTTACAATAGCTTTATTGATGTCCCCGATGATATGGATATTGATGAAGCTATTAAATATGCAAAAGAACATCTTTCCGATGTTCCTATTCCTGAAGGTCTCGAATGGGTTCCTGATAGTGATGTGTTAGATGAAGAGAACTGTGAGTTTGAAGATATGGATTAACTAAAATCATGCTTTTATAGGAGATGAAAATATGAAAACTGTATATGTTATTGCCGTAAAGCATTTATTCTACTACAAAGGAAACACTCTTAATCGTTGGGAGTATGTTCAATTTGATGAGTATGGGTACACATTTTTTACTGAATCCGTTGATGGTGCGCGGCACTTTTATTCTGTTGATGAGGCTCAAAAATGGTTTGATAAAATCGGCCATGAACTTATCTTTTACGGAAAACGTAAAGGTCAGTATGATTTAGAGTCTCTTTGTATTAAGAGCGTTGTTTTCCGAGACCCTATTGTAAATTTTGTAAGAGATTTGGATTTCAAAAACTGATAAAACAGATATTTTACAATGATTGAGGTGATAAATATGACTGAAAAAGATAAGCGTGTTTTGAAGTATGCGATTGATAATTTGATTGCAAGAGAAAATAACTTGTGCGAAGGATCTTGTAAAAACAATCCAGTACATAGAGCAGAACGTGAACGAGATCGTGATTTGATTATCTTTGGCATTCGTGATGTTTTGTGCGAGGTTGAGCGTCTTGAAGAACAAGAGAAAGAGATGCTGGAAAAGGCAAAACATGAAGTGGTTCAGTTTTGATTGAGGTAATAGAAAATGTATACTAGCGAAACTGTAAAACAAGTTACCGATTGGATGATTAACAGTATTTCTGACTGGATGGTCGAAAGTGGAACAAGAAGCACCACAGAAGGTAATTGGATCATCTATATTTACGAGATCACCAGAAAATTCAATGTAACAAAAAACTGGGTTACGGCATTCCGTGACGAGATTGTAGATGCTCTTTATAAACACGAAGCGGTTGCAGATGTGCTCTATGATTTTTCTCCTGATGGCACTGTGGAGGATTTCGACATTGATTTTTATTTAAGTTTTTGCCAGAACCTGAGCGATGAAAATTGAGGTGATAGAAATGGATACTAACATAAACCATCTTAACAGTAGAAAAGAATACATGGAGCTTGTTCATCACAATTCTAGTCCGTTTGATTTTTGGGAAGAAGTGCGAAAATTTCACAAGGAACGTGAGCAGGAGGAAAAAGAACATGACCAACATTGAAAAGAATATTATTCTCGCAGCTCTTTCTTCTTATCGGCGCAAGCTGATGGATCAGAGTGTTTCATTCCTTAGAGCTGGTAACCATGAGGATGCAAGAGCAAGCACGATTGAAGCGGCCAACGTGAATGCGTTGGTGATTAAGTTTACAAGAGAAAAGGAGCTTGCAATATGATTTCAATCACCGAAAATGACATGAAAGTTAAAATTCCAAACGGATATCTCGTGTGTGTTCCTACGGGTGGTGCTGATGAATATCCTGGTGTTGGTGTTTTCTTTTCAAAAGACGGAAAATATGCAAGCTGGGACGATTTAGTATCAATGATAGAATATAATTCGGCGTTTGAAAACATTCAAACAGTTGGATTTAAGAAAGGTAGCGACGATTATGTGGCCGCTATTCGATTTGAAGATGGCGATATTAGTACAGATTGAGGAGTTTGCAATATGAATAGCGAAAATAAGATTGTTGTTACTAGCTGGAATGGTAAGTCTTGGGAAATGACACCTGAACAGATTGAAGCAGCGTACCGTTACAAAGAGCATCAGTATCGTATTGAAGATGCAGAGAATCAGCTTGATGGCAATGCTGATTGGATTGAGGAAGAATACGGTTATTCTCACGATGAGATTATGGATTTTGCTGACGAATTAGCAGAACGATTCGAGGATAAATTTGATTGTAATGTATCAGAAAATGATGATTGGGTAGCACGTATCATAGAGATGTTTGACGCCGCAGGTAGAAAGGAGAGCAACGATGACTGATCCTTGCCGTTATTGTGTAGCACCGGAGCGTTATCCTGGTTGCCACGACCATTGCGAAAAGTTAAAAGCCCATCGTGAAAGTGATGAGTATAAAAAGCTGTGCGAATACAAAGAAAAGTATTTCAGAAACAATATGCCGAAAAATACGGTAGCAATCTATTATGATATGCGTCGTAAGAAGCATAAAGGTTTACATATGATGGGCTATAAAGGAATGGGTGTTTAATATGGACGAGAATATTTTCAATAATATAATGGATTTTTTCGATGAATGGGAAGATACGTTAAATCATCGTATCGACACTACCATTGAAATGACAAATGGGAAACCCGAATTAAACAACCATAAAGAAAGAGTTATTAACAAAATTACGGCGCAGAAAAAATTTCTCTGGGAACTAGAAAAATCTTTCTATAATAGATTTCAAAAGAGCAAATGAGGTAATAAAATGAGAGAATTTGAAGGTTTTATTTTTCCTAACGGAAGAATTGTAGCGATTCCTGAAGAGGAATATATGGCAGCTATCGAAGCAGGGAAAGAAATTCTTGTGTTCTGCGGTGGATGGGCTGGTGGATACGCTAGAGCGTTTGGAGCAGATAAGGAACAGGATATTTACGAGCCTGATAAAACTTGTTACATGGTCTATTCGTATGATGTCATGGATAAGACCTTTACGCCAGAAGATATGAAGCGGTTCGCTAAAGTGATTGTCACAGATGGTATCCGTGTGTACATGAAAACAGGTGAGTCGGCCAGTGATTATTATTCTGGAACCTTCTGTGACTGTGGTACGAAAGACAGGCTCGAAGAACATTACCCTGACACTTGTAGCAACGATATTGAACAATACGATTTCAGTGATTGTCAGACAGTTGATTTTGATATGACAGTTCGTATGCTTGGTGCAGATGATAAAGATTACGAAGGTATGGTAAAGATGCTCAAGGGGATTTTGAGGTGATAAAATGATAAAACGTGACTTTGAAAAGTATGGAGTCAAGTTTCATTTAAATGATTTCCGTCGTAATGAATTCGATGCTCGTTACACACTACTTTATTTTAATGATGCTATAGGATGCTGGGATGAGTGTTGTCATGTGTCCACTAAAAAAGAAGCCATTGACGCAGTTGACTATATGAAAAGATGGAAGATAAACGCATTCAGAGAATAACAAGAGGAGTATAAAATGTGGGATTTAGTTGAAAATGAATATTCTAAAAAATATGGAATTGGGTGCGCAACCTTTTTTCGTGACAAACAATTAAAAACAGCAATGGTTATGTATAAATATAATGGCCGTAGCGTTATGTTTTGCTATTCCGAGTACGATAATAAGATTCTATCTGACGGTGATAAAGACGAAATTGAGATGACAATCAAAAAGAAACTCAACTTTTGGAAGGATTAACTATGTGGGATTTAATGGGTAACAATTATTCAGAAGTATATGGTATTGGATATGCTTTACTGAATGGAATTTCAGCTGGATTTTATGTGAGTGTCATGTACAAGGATCTTGGAGATGAAATTCACTTCTATTATCTTAATAATGCTCCTTACGGAGAACTTGATGATAACACCAAAAATAAAATTGAGGATATTATCCGTGATGACCTTAACAAGCGTCATATTTTTGGGGAGGGCTGATTATGTGGGATCTGAGGGAAGTTCACGCTTGTTTTGATGGTGAAGGTTGGGTTTGGAATGAATCTTTTCATCACAAGAATGTGTTCGTAGGAGAGAATGAAGATCCGAAAGAAATCTTTTGGCAGGAATGTCAGATGTTCTTTCTTCAGGATTATCTAAGCAAGTGTGAAATCGTGGATGATGGCGATATTCTGGAACTTCAGTTGAAGGATTCCGGTGAGCCGGTTCTTGCTATGATGATTGCAGAGTAAAGGAGAATAAATTATGACACGGTTTTATCTTAACGCAGGTGCTCTTGACCGTTGGATGCACCAGAATAAAGCACAACACACTGGTGCTTACGTTGAAGGTGTTTTGGTTGATAGTTTTGTCGTTGAGACAAAGCGTGGAGTTGCAGCTATCTATGAACACTACCTGAATGAGTGGACAAGCAACTATTATGTTGAGTTCACCGATTATAAGAACGGTTTTAAGAACGGAGAGGTCGATAAGATTTGGTCTGATTGGTACGCTTTTGAAGAAAAGGCAAGCGCATAAGAGGTGAATGGATATGAGCGACACTGAAAAGATTATCAATGCGTTAAAAGATGAATATTCTTATTGGCAGAATACCGCTTATAAAGCACAAAAAGAAGGCAATGAAGAGAGAACGATATGGTATTATGGCAAAGCAACAGGAATAAAAAAATCTATCGAAACAATCGAAAAAATGAAGGATTACGGAATCATTTTATAAAAGGGAGATTTTAGATATGGAAAGCCTGTATTGCTACGACAATGAAACCATAAAGTGGACTTACGGCGACAATCTGTATTGTTTGCATATCCAGCACGATGACATTGCAGACAATAACCCTCGCTGGTGGGATGACCATGATTCTGTAATGGCTTGTTTTCATTCTCGATACAATCTGGGTGATAAGATTGATGTGAAAACACCGGAAGAGTTTTGGAATAACCTGGTTTGCAAGTATTGCTCCGATGAAGAAATTATCAATGCCTTGATTGACATGAAACTAGAAGAATCCTGTGCGGTTATTGACAACGATAACAGTAGTATTGAAGAAACTCGTTATGCGATTTGTTGTCGTGAAGATCAAGCCAATCCTTGGTATACCAATTTGAAATACAATGAAATTGCGACGTATGCTCGTGGTGATTTTTCTATTCGTGATTGTCAGATTCTTCTTGATAAACACATTGCATGGCTTCCTCTTTGGCTGCATGACCATTCTGGTCTGTCTATGGATTGTGATACACGGTTCAGAGATTTATGGGACGACGGCAAGGTTGGTTGGATTGTGACCGCTATTTCGGATGGTTCGGATAATACTAAAAATGAAGCAGAGCGAATCATGCGTGATGAAGTTGAGATTTACAGCGATTATCTTTCTGGTGAAAACTACGGCTATACACTTTATCGAGAAGATCATGGAGAATGGAAGGAGATTGACAGAGCATTTGGATTTATCGGTTCCGATGTGCTTGAAAACGGTATCACATACAGCGCTGGTTGTGGTCTTGAAAAGGCATTAAAGGAAGATCGGTGCCGTATCGGCGATGCTGAAAGAGTTGTTACTGTTACTTACAACTTTGATAACATTTAAGGAGGCATGAATCATGAAGAAACTTACAGCAGAAGAGTTTGCCGAAAAGGTTATGGAGAACGGTACTGAAATTGATTACAGTGAATGTTCTTCTAAGAATCGCGGTTGCGAGGTCTGGGAAATCTATGCGCATATCAATGAAAATGGCGAAGTAGTCCATGGAAATGGAATCGGAATCGAAAGTATCTGGACGTACCTAGAACTTGAAAATGAAGAACAGAGCAAGGCGTTTATGAACGGCGAGCTGGATGATATGGAAAAGAAAGTTATTATTGATGATCTTTACCCTGAATATCTTAAAATTTTGAAAAACCTATAATAATTTTATTTTAGGAGAGGAAATATTATGGATAACAATATGATGGAAAGAATCAAGTATCTGAAGCGTGAGCTTTTTATGGATGGGCTTGATACTATTGAAAACTTTATTGGCTACAAACTGAACGAAGACGAGGATGATGATGTTATTGAACGCCGAGTGGATATTGCAATCGATTCGATGTCGGAAGATGAGTTGAATATTTGGTTTGTAAAATATAATATTATTTGAATCTTCGGACGAAAATATCTTTTATGAGGTGCGAATGTATGAAAATGAATATTGACATTGATATTGAACGTGTTGGAAGTGGTTTGTTTAACGTCTATATCAGTGATAATGGAAACTCTGGTGCTGAATACAAAAATGTAGATTGTGATCAGATTGGTGAGTATGTAGCAGATTTGATTGATTGTTTGGAAGAAAGTTATGAGGTTTAAAGTATGAGTTACAACGGTGGGCCTTGTTGGTCATGCATTGAGAAGTCTTGTAAGAACTGTCCATGTGCTGTCGCAGAGTCTTTTGATAGTACATATCTCACTGCACAATGGATGTTAAAACTAAGAGAAAATAAAGATGATTGCGATAAATTCGTTGAACGTCTTTGGAAAGAGAATACGGATTTTGCATGGGTTGAAAACGAACGTGGAGAATTAGTTCTTGATCAGAAGTGGAGAGGTTTTCCCGTTGGCAATTTCACACAGGATGAATGGTTTCATTGGGTAGATGAGTTCCATAGTAAAGGCGTTGGCTGGGTTTACGAGAATGTGAGTGTGTAAAAGTTAAAATTTAAGAGGAAAAATATCATGAAAACTTACACAAAAGACGAACTTTATAATCTCCTGAAGAACGGCGCTATTCTTGATGAATTGCTTGATATGAGTGATGGGCAAGAGTGTACGATATTTAAAGCGGATTGCTTTCCTGAAGAGGACTGTTATAACAGCGTTATTTATATTCCTGATCTCGATATGAATGGTGTTGCCTATGACCATAAAATGACTTTGCAAGAACTTGCAGACGCATATACGAACTTTTACACTGCACAGGATATTATTGATATCTGTGAAGGTGATGAAAAGAAGGCAAAACGAGTGTTTTACAATTGTGATTGGCAGCATCCATCCACCGAACTTACAGAGATGGAAGCATTTGACGAAGATGATTGCGATGCTCGATATTATTATGCTGAAACTCGTTGGTGCATCGATGACGTTATCGATACAGCGAAAAGAAAAGGTATTGTATTGAGCCAGCAGCAGGCTGAATTGTGGTGGGAAAAGAATGAAAATTGGTTCAAGGATACTCTTACTGAATATGGTAATGAGATTCTTTTTAATGCAAATTTTAGTGAGGTGTAAATATGTGGTGTGTTATCGAATGTGGTTCTGAAGGTGAAATTTTTGAGCCTGAGTTTTTTCAAAACGAAAAAGAAGCTATGAAATATATCGTTGATGATTCAAAAGAATGCTATGCAATGTATTCTGACCTTCCTAATGTTCTGGCTTATTATGATAGTGACGAATTCGAAGCACAGGTTTGGACGGATGAATTTAGTTTCAGATGGAAAGCATTTGATATTTCTAACAAAATGTAAAAGGAGAGTTTTATTATGAAATATGACACTCAAGAGATGGCCGAGGTCCTTTGTAAAACAGCAGGCGTTGAATATAACTCTGATTTGGAAAAATTGCTGTACCATTTAGATGTTCAAGCACAAAATCCTTACAATGCAGATTTTCGGCGTACAGGTTTGGCTATCATTGCAAAAGTGTGTGAGGAGTTGGAAAAACGATAATGTATTACCATCTTGAATATTCTGTCAGACACTTTATGTACGGCGATACATATAGAGGGCATGAAATCTATCCTACAAAAGAACTGCGTGATGCGGAACTTAACTGGATGAAAACGTGTTACAGCAAGCCGACAGAGCTTGTCTATACAATATATGAAACCGAAACGCTTGGCGAAGATAAGATAATAATATAATGAGGAATTAAGGGAGTGAGAGCTATGATTATCCAAAATTGCGGATGGGATCATTCAGTGGACGAAGTTAAGGAAGCTCTTGATACACTTTCATATTGGTTAAGAGAAGGTGTGACAGTTGGGATTTTTAATGAAGAAACCAACAAATGTGAGTTGCTAAAACCTTTTGATTCAGAAAAAGCTTTTATTTTGGGGGCATTAACTTATGACGGCACGTGAGATTGCAGAAGATTTTATTTCTAAGATGAATCCGTCTAGGTGGGCTGGCGTAGGTCAAAAACCTGATAACTTTGATACCAGAATTAAAACATACACCATTGATGGTTTTCATGAATATGAGCTTGATGTTTCGTATGATGAAGATGAGCTTGGTTACGTTGTTATGCTTGAAATAAGATGGGCAGACGATGGAGAGTTGATTTACGTTCTTGACACTCAAAGGGTTAATTCTGAAGATGCAATCGAATACTCAATCAATTCTCTTATTGATAATCTTTAATAAAATCGAGGTTTTAAAAAATGATTACGGTTGTTTATGATGATACGATGTGTAATGGGCCTTACCGTGTAGAACACAAAACAATGGAAGCTGCGGTAGAGTCTGTTAATAATGATTTCGAGAGCCTGATGAAAGAACTGCGAGATGAAGGCTATGAACCTGAATGGATTCGTGACGGCCATCATATGCTTGAGGTTTATGTTCCGAATACGTCTATTAACGCATGGTGGGATTTTGAGTAAGGAGAATTAAAATGAAAATCAAACTTGAAATCGAAAACGACTATGGGCTCTTTAAAGCAAATAACTGCAACGAAGAAGAATATTTAAAATTTTACGACAGTGATGGTGAGTTTATTGAAGCTATTGATGCGAGCGATGTTATTACAGAAGAAATGGATGATCTTTATTTGGCTGCAACAAATAAGGATTCGCATTATGTGGCTACTCGCTTGGCAAAACTGCTTTACAATCAGGGAATTGAAATTGTTGGAGTGTTTCGTGGGAGTGATTTGGGCTGTATGTATGAACTGTACAAGACATACGGCAGAGAGTTTGTAAACCGAATCGGTGAATACGCATTGGTGATTAAGGAGATTTAAAAATGGATACTAACGAAATCAAAATGTTTGAGCAGAAGATGATTGACAGTGCATTTATTGACGCTGTTGATTATGATCCGAAGGTGGCTGCACGAGCTGTGGGAGCACGTAAGATGAAAATGAAGGGCGTATGCTCCTTTAATGAATATATCAGCTATTTGCAGACTATCACCGGTAATGCAAAGTTGTTCTGGAAGTATCAGTTTTGAGGTGACGATATGGTTTTAAAACTTGAATTTACAGATGGTCACAAGCCTTGGATATCATTTCCAATGAGCAGGGAAGAGGCTTTGAACCTGTGGAATAGGCTGAGTAAGATGCCAACGGTACGACCGGAGTTCAGGTTTGGCAAATTGAAGTGTCGATGTGATTGTCTTGGTAACTGGTATGTTGCTCAATGGTTTGATGGAATGCACAAGAGTAAAGAATTCAGATATCTTGCCAACGCTCTGAAGTACATGGAAAAAGAAACGGCTTGATAAAACAGTTCTTCTAAAAAATAAAATAATAAAGGAGTAAAACAAAATGACTACTAATAATCCTATGACCGTAATAACCTCTAAGCCCTTTGGTGCACTGAATGTGGATGTTTATCAGAATGATAAACACCAGTATTACATGACCCGTGAGCAAATTGGTACGGCGCTGGAGTACAGTGATCCTAGAATTGCTATTTACAAAATTCATCAGCGAAATGCAGACCGTCTTGATCCATTGAGCTCCGTAACCAAACTGGTTACTCAGGTTGGAAATCATACGGAAGAACGCGAATTGTTCTGTTACAATCTGCGTGGTGTAATGGAAATCTGCCGATTCTCTCGTCAGCCGAAAGCAGATGCGTTTATGGATTTCTGCTGGGACATTATGGAATCTCTGATGCGTGGTGATTCCGTTCTGGCTACTCCTCAAATGGATGCCGCACTGAGCAAGGAGTTCATTGACGTAAGACTTCACGCTTTGTTTGATAGCATGAAGAGTATACAGAGTGAACTCAAGTCTACTCGCAAGGATCTTAGCGAACAGATTGAGGAAGCTCGTGCTACCAGCAATGAGGCATTGAATACGATTAGTAGCGTATCTCAGTGTGTCCATCAGATTAAGGACAAGCAGATGGATGATGCGATTCGTTCTACCAGAAACTTTACTCCTCGTAAGGATGTAGTGAGTGACTGGCGTAAGAAGATGTATGAACGTATCAATGTGATTGCGGCAATCAATGAGATGAAGGTTCAAGATGTGTTTCGTGATGTTTATGAAGACATGAATCGTGTTTATACCTTTGTCATCGAGGAAGAGCGTAAAAAGTATTGCGCAAAAACTGGTCGTACTGGTCACATTCCTACGATTGATGTGGTTGAAGCAAGTACGATGTACAAGTCTATCTTTGGTGCTCTGGTTGAGGATCTGTATACCGAAGCAATCAACATGAAGAAGGAAGAAGCTACTGAACGGAAAGCTCTGCCTGAAGCGAAAACTGTTGAAACAGCTCCTGAAGTAGTTGTTTGTGATGCTCCTGTGATTGAGGTGAAAGTTAAGGAAGTTGAGTCTGAGCCGGTTGCGGAAGAAAAGCCTAAGAAGCAGAGCGAAACGGCGAAGATTCTTATCCCGATTCTGTTACCTTTGGCAAAAAAGCTTAATGATAAGCCGCAATACAAGCACACTTACACTCTGATTTACGAACATATTGGTTATAAGAAGATGAATAATCTGTTTATTGCTTATGAAAAAGCTCACGGTAAAGCACCGAATCCGAAGACTAAGGTGTTTATTGAAAACGAAAAGAACCTCGCGTTGTTTAAGAAAGCCGTAAAGCAGCTGATGAAGGAGCAATTTGAAAAGAATTGAGGTACATAAAAAATGAAGGTTTATGTTTTGCACGAATGTATTGATTTTAGTGATTTCTACGCAGAGGATTCTGTAATCATGGTTACAACGGATAAGCTCAAGGTGCTTGATAAAATGGTTCATTTCTTTAATGACTGTAAAGATAGCAATCAGCCGGTAAGCGATGACGAGACGTGGTGCGTTGCTACTGAAGCATCCGTTGTTAGTGGGGATTCTGGAAATTATTATCGCCATCACTGGAAAATTGATGAGTTTGAGGTATAAGAAAATGATGAAATATGGAAACATAACGTGTAAACGATGTGGGGTTACGTGGTATGGGCCAAAGTGTGGAAAGCTCTATTGTGATAATTGCAGAAGGATTGTGGATAGAGAAAAAGATATTAGATGTAAAAATAAAAAGAAACACAAACCGACATTTGTTGAAATTACAAGAATGGCAGATGCAGAAGGACTGTCCTATGGCAAGTATTGTTTAAAATATGGAATCTAAAGGAGACGCAAATATGAACGCAGTACCTGAAAAGAACGAAAATAACGCAGTTGAGTTTAATCCGCCAAAGGTTGATCCTGCTCCCAAAGTGAAACATAACCAGGCGAAGAACTATAATATCAAACGCAAGGAAGCTTGTAATGGAACGGTGCAGCCTATTAAAGATGTAGAGGACATTAAACGAATTTCGGAATATTTTTGGAATCGTGGGATGTACCGTGATTGGTGTTTGTTTAATGTTGGTGTATGTACTGGTTTTCGTGCAAGCGATTTGCTTCGTTTTAAGGTTTCAGATGTTACAACGCAGAGGGTAAATGGAAAGTTGCAAGTAAATGCAAATGCAAAAATACGAATGAAGGAAAAGAAGACTGGAAAATACCGTATTGTTTTTCTTCCAGAATCTGCTTTTGAAGTGATTTCTACTTATATCAATAAAGTTAAGCTCCATTATGACGATTGGCTTTTCCCGTCATGTAAAGGCAGCTCTCGTAATTCGCTGAGAAGTACGGGTGGAACATCAATTAGTCCAAAGACCGGAATTATGTACACACATGAAGCAAATCCAAAGGTTGCCGGGGAGCCGCTTGATGTGGATAGTTTTGGACGAATTATGAAAAAGGTTCAAAAGGATATGGATCTTCCGTATAATCTTGGAACACATAGTTGCCGTAAGACATTCGGCTATCAGTTTATGGTACAGCACCGTGATGATGTTATGGCTCTGGCCTGGCTTCAGCACGCTTTGAATCATAGTAGTCAGGCAATCACTCTTCATTATATTGGTCTTGATTCAGAAGTGGATGAGAGATATTACTCTGGAATCAATTATGGTGTGAATACTCATAGTGAGAATTCTTGAGGTGTATGATGGCTGATACTTATATTAAAATCTGGGATACCTACGAGAGCTACTTTGAACCACTTAGTGCTGCTGAGGTGGGGCGTTTGGTACTGGCGATGATGAAATATAAATCGTCTGGAACGGAGCCTGAACTCAACGGAAATGAGCGGTATGTGTGGCCTGCTGTGAAGAGAGATTTGGATAAAGATGCCGAATACATCGAAGGTAAGAGGATTTCTGGTAAAGCTGGTGGCTCATCAAGCAAGCGTAAGCAGAACGAAGCAAACGCAAGCAAAACAAAGCTAGAAAAAGAAAAAGAGAAAGAAAAAGATAAGATATCGTCTTCGTCTTGTGATGGGACGACAACGACGAAACCTATCGAGGATGTTTTCCGAGAGAATATCGGGAAGCTTGGTGCTACTGGTCAAAAAGCTTTGGCAGAATATGTTGAACGCATGGGCGATGAACTTGTACTTGCTGTGATTGGAAAATGTTCTGATCTCGGTGGTAGCACATGGGCTTATGTACGAAAAGCCTTGGATGAAGCGGAATCTCTTGGCTGCAAGACTGCTGATGATTACCGCCGGGTTTGTCCGATAGGAAGTGGCCGTAATACAAGAGTGGATAGGCAAGTTCCTAGCGGAAACGATTGGTTAAAAAATGCAACAAAACGTCGTCCATTGGTAAAAAGAGAGTTAGAAACGGCGTAAATGGAGGTTTAAAATGGGACTTTTACTTGGTTTGGGTTTGCTTGGTGCAGCGTTTGGTATTGATGCAGTGAAGCAAGCACCGTTTGATAGGGCGTATCGCCGTCTGGAAAATGAGTGGGGAACTTGCACATCAGAAGAGAGTAGACGGTGCGATGCTCTGAAATATGCCGTGCAGAACGGCTTGTGTTTCGAGGATGAGAAAAAGCCTGTGATTGAGTGGCAGAAGTTGAGAGATCTTCAGTGGAAGTATCAATTGGCTGGTATCTCTTGGCCGAGAGAATCTGCGATTCGAGATGTATGTCGTCTAGCAGCTCGTGATCGTGGGTTTGAGTATAAGGGGTATCTGCGAAACACGTTGACGTTTGGTTACATCACCGATCCGAAAAATATTTGCAAGCTTGGCATCGTGGATTGAGAGGAGATTTGAAAATGAATAACACTCGTAGAAAAAACATTAAGCAGACCATTGACCGTTTTTGTTCCATCCGTAAGAAGCTGGAAGAACTTATGTCTGAGGTCGAAAGTGTAAAATCCGATGTTGAGGATATCCAGTGGGAAGAAGAAGAGTATCGTGACAATATGCCGGAAAACCTGCAGGGAAGTGAACGGTACGATAAGGCAGATGGTGCTTGCACAAGCCTGTCCGATGCCGTAGATTCTCTTGACGATATGATTAGTGCGATTGGTGCGTTGGATTTTGACTTTGATGATGTAACTACTTCTCTGGAGGAAGCAATGGAATGACTTTTATTTCAAATCCGTTGAAAAGAAGTGCTTGGGCTGTATTTTTGTACAGAGGTAAGCGAGTTGCTTCGTATATTTTACGAGAAAGCAAATTAGGAGATAGGGAGCTAATGGTAGAACGGCTGGCACGAATGTACATGACGGAGCCAGAAAACATTGTTGTAGATATTGAATTCAGAGATTGAGGTGATAGAGAATGACCGCATTTATGATGTTTGTTTTGAATGTAGTACTGATAATAACAGTGAATAATAATCCGTTTGTGTTTTGATGAAAAAGGAGATTGGTCTTATGAAAAAGTATGAAGTAGTTTGGACAGAACTTAGTGATGGAAGTGTTAGATGTCATGCAAATAATGATGGTTTTAGCGGAATGGAAATCCTGAGTCTTCTTGAGGTAAAGAGAGATGATGTAAAGGCACAGTTGTATAACGATACAAAGTTCACAAGGACTATTCTTGACATGAATGGTATTCGAGAGAAAATTGCAAATAAAACCTAAATTCTGTGGAGGGAAAACGAAATGATTATTACTATGTATCGAAGAAAATGGAAATTCTCGGTGATGAGCGCAGAAGACGCAGAAGACTTTATCCGACAGCCACATTTTGAACGGATTCGGTTTATCTCGATCACTGAAGTTAATGGCCATCATATTGATTTTCATAAGTGTGAGGGCAATATTACTTTTCTACCGCTGAAGTTTGATGATTGCACTACTGATTTAGAAGGCACTTGTATTACTGAAGTTCAGGCCAAGAACATTGTGAAATTCGTTCTGGACGATCATGAAGCAGATAAAACGGATTGGTTCTGCGTGAATTGTGGCGCTGGTGTGTCGAGATCCGCAGCCGTGTGCGCTGCTGTTATGAGAATCCTATGCAACGATGATATGCCGGTATTTACAAACAGCTACTTCTGTCCTAATATGACGGTGTATAGAGAGGTGTTAAATGCTTGGGTTGACCGTCTGGCTGATGAAAATGAAAGTGTTTCGACTGAGATATGGAATACAGTGAATGTAATGGACAAAGATTGATAGAATCCGGGTTCTTGTGGATATTTAACAAAAGGATGTGTAGACCGATGATATAACTATTGATGACGTAGGATTATTAGTAAAATTTTGGAAAATAAAATTGTTGGATTGAAAATTACATTCATGTGGTGTATGATTTAAGCAACCTCAGCACAAGATGTTTAAGCTAAAAGAAATGTGAGGTTAATATAATGTGGATTATGATAATATCGTTTATTGCATTTTACTTTGTACTGCTTGTTCCTTTTTGGGATTTTTGTAATGGGACTACTGAAAGTGGCGTCTATTGCTGATGATCAGAGTGAGCGGCTGGAAATGGAACAGGGAAGGGATGGTCAAAATGTATGATTTGAAATCGTGCCCATGTTGTGGTGGTCCAGCAACGCTTTTTAAATTGAGAGCGCAAGTCATATGTGATTATTGTGGACTGAGAACAAAAGCGTATTATGATAATCTTGTTAATTGTGGAATGCCAGATAATAATATGCTTTTGGATGCAGTAAATGCTTGGAATAAACGAGTTGATAAAAGTTAAGATTTAGGAGGAATGAATATGAACAGATATGAGCTTTCCGCTTATGCGATTGCAGTGTCAAACTTTTTGAAAGATAATGCTTCTGCTGGCAATGAACGATTCCCAATTACGGTCAATGAATGGGAACTCGCAGCGCAACTGGATAAGCTGGCAAAAGAACTGCGTGTCCCAGATAAAAACTGAGATCTAGGAGGCCTAACTATGGAAACAAAAGTATTTAATAATGCGACAGATTTAAAAAGTATGTTGCAATGTCTTTTATATTGCGATGATCCCGTTAAATATATTTCTGGGCAACATCCTGAGTGGAGCGTTTTGTTTGACGAAAATGCTAATTCTATTGTTGCTCGCAATAATGTAACAAAGCAATTTGTTACGATGCCCCTCTAATAAAAGCTGAGATTTAGGAGAGACTTCTATGACTTACGGAGAAATGAACAACTATATCACGCACGTTAGTGACAATGACTTAGTTGCGTTGTGCAAGAGTGTTTACGAGTTCAAGAATGGAAACGGAGTGTTAGAGCAAACTTCAACGCTCAAAATTCTTGCAGAAAACTTACAGTTTTCTGATGTGAGAGCGTTGGAATGCGCCATTACAGAAGAAGCGCATAAGCGGTACGAGCAGATTGTTTTACTTCTTATGAAAGATGCTCCGGCACATTATTTGAAATGATGAGTTTTAAGGAGAATCATAATGGGTAAGTATGTGAAGCGAGAAGATGTCTTAAAAAAGCTAAAAGATGTATCAAAACTGGCAGACGGAAAATCTGGCAGAGCGGTGATTGCATTACTTAGGACATCCTTGGAGAACATTCCGTACATTGTGGTTGAAGAAGAAATTAAGCAAAACAATAAAAACTAAGATTTAGGAGGTGTTAGTATGGAAAGAAATTGGATTATGACTTGCACTAAGTTCAAAATAGTACGCGAACTTCTTGCAAAGAATGAAAAGACTATCGATATGTGCAAGCAGATTCTTACTGCGTTGCAGGCGTGTGATGACGAAATTGTTGCCAGATTTTCAGATTGGGAGTGGAGAGAAGACTTTGCTGAACTTTCGTCTGAATTACATGATGAAATTTACTGGATGGATGCAGAGGAATCGTATGCAGCTTGCGAAGAGATTGTGAATGACCGGCTGAAAGAAATGTACAATTTATGTGACGATGCGAGTGTCTGGCTTGCTGTTTAATAAGAACTAAGATTAAGGAGAGATACATTATGAAAAAGTTCGTTGCTCTTTTTGAAGGTTGGAATGATAAGCACGAACATGAGTGTATGTGCTATGTTGTTGATGTAAATGATGACTTTGAAAGTATCTTGAGTGTTGAAGAACAGGCAGAAAAGATGGCTCGAAACGAACATCCTAATCTAAAAAATTTTGAGACGCTTTACATCAAAGAACTGCTTAAAAGATAAGAACTAAGATTTAGGAGAACGATTATGCTGACTGTTATCGATAAAGAAAAAACTAAGCGAGCACGAAAATATGTCAACGAAATGAGTAGCTCTGAATTTCTTGAACTTTGCTATGATTTTTATAATTATAGTCACGGTGGGAATAACAAAGAGAATGGGGCTTACAACAAGGCTCTTGAATACTTGAACTTATGGAGTGAACCAGTTGCCCTTAAATTTGCCATCTATGAGAAGGCGCATAAAACATTTGATAAGATTGTACTGATGCTTCTTGAGGATGATGTCAAACGTTATTTAAACTATGAGGTACAAGATGATTTATACAGTAACGATGATTGACTCGTTTAAGAACGAGCAGAATGCGAAATTCAGTTCGCCAGTGTCAAACACCAAAGGCATCTATTGGATGCCGGATGATAGTTGGATTGCTGGATTCTTTACAGATTTAGCAGAGGCTATTCGAGTTGTTAAAGAAAACGTGACTGACATCTTTGAACATTGTTACAACTACGCAGTCGTTGAAGGATACGAGGAAGGTCTGTACCCAAGACCAGAATTGACGATGTGGTTTAAATATGATGCCGAGAGCGACACAGCATTCGAGATTGAACCGCCGCTGCATTATAAGGTGGCCGGATATGCTTTTTGAAGAAGGAGAATAAGACTATGAGTAGTGTACTTATTGATCGGAACGCAGCTAAGAAGGTAGAATCCATCTTCGAGCATCCTGATAAGGTCTATTCGGTGTATTTGAAGGCTGGCGGAGATGTCGTTTGGCTGCAAGGTGAAATTGAGCTATATGAATTTTTGCGCAGCTTATAAAACCAATATTTTAGGAAAGAAGGTGTGAACTTATTATAAACAAATTATTGATAAATAATGAGCAAAAGATTGCTATTATATGTATGATGTGTCTGTTGGCCGGAAATATGGCATTGAAAGTGATGCCAAAAATAGAAACCGAAGGCTTACATACATATTATAATAGCCATATCAATCAAAGTGTTGCGCACGCAACAAAAGAAAGAGACGAAGAAAAGGACGACGAGCCTGTGATCTTCGTAAAGGAAATCGTTGAGACGAAGGTGGTGAACTTTAGCCAGGGAAAACATGAACTCACTGATGATGAGCGTGCTCTTGCAGAGCAGATTGTTGCTTGTGAAGCAGGTGCTGACAGTTTGGAAGGCCAGATGGCCGTTGCTCAATGTCTTTATGATTCCGCTGTACTTGATGATCTAACCATCCAGCAGGTCTTTAAGAAGTATGGTTATAATTCATTATATAATAGGAAGGTTACGGCAGAGAATGAGCTGGCTGTCTCTATGGTGTTTGACTATGGTGCTAAAATTTCAGACAAACCTATCCAATGGTTTGTAACCCCGACTGCAGCTCCCGGCAGTTGGCACGAGCGTGGAGCAACCTTTGCTGGACAATTTGGCGCACATAGGTTTTATTATGATTCGAAGTTGGTTGTGGATGATGCTGAGTGAATGGCGTCATCTAAAATTTTGATAAATAATACAACAAAAAGATGTGTAATATATTGACTAAAACAAAAGGCTGTGTATAATATATCTTGAAAGTTGTTTGTGTGAGCGGAAGGCGGTTATTCTTGATGAGCGATAGAAAGGTTTTGAAAGTTATACGGGTTGATGATTTTTTAAAGTATATAAGAAAAAAGCGAGTGTGGGTCTGCTTTGTTTGTAATGGTGTGGATATTCACATGATCTGCAAAAAGATTGACGACATTGGCGTAGAGACGGGTGGGATTGTTAATGGCGTGGGGTTCTTCGGAAATGAGAGTCACATCGAGTTGCGACAAAAATGCCATGAAGTAAGGAGAATTGAACTTAGGTCTGGCTGTGCAGAGAAAGCGTATGAGATGATCTTCGATAATACCAGCGTGTTCGTATCAGAGAATCCTGAGTTGTACGGGCACTAAAAATATTTTCAAAAACCTCTTGACTTCTGTGATTGTATCCTGTATAATGTAGCTATGGAACGGAGCTACATCATTGTAGAGGAGAATGACTATGGATAACAATATTGACCCAAAGGTCGGAGAGGTTTGGTTGGTTGATCTATCCAATGCGACAGGTCATCAGCAGCGCGGCATTCGACCGTTCGTTGTGACAAGTAACAACAAGCGTAACCTCTTCAGCCCAACAATCAAGGGGAATCCGTTATCTTCAAGAATATATAAGCGTTCTCCGGTTCATGTTCTACTCTCAAAGGAAGACTGTGAGTTCCTAGAGGTTGATAGTATCGTTCTCTGCGAAGAGACTGATACACTTAACAAAGGACAGTTCATCAAGAAACTTGGTGTCTTGTCGGAGCGTCAGATGAATATGATCGCTATGGCAAGATGCAAGGATGAACCGTTTTTGCTCGCAGCGTTCCTGAGTGGCGTACAACATACTATAGATTTTCAGAATTTTGCCGCATTTGCTTGATTTGTTCTCAGGTTTAATGGTACACTACATAATAAGAAGGAGTGTGCCACTATGCTTACTGAAGAAAAAATCAAAGCTTTTGCCGAAAAGTATTCTGATAGAAGCGGTGAGTTTGTTATATCGACGCTTAACCATGTTATGGATTATGAGGCCGAGCGTAGGTATGAGTTGTTTGACTTCACAAAAGATGATTTTGTAAAGATGTTTGCTAAATACAATTGGGTGAACTCAAGTCGGTCGTTCAGAAATGTAAAGTCGATAATTACAGGATACATCAAAAGTGAGGATCGAGCGAGCATGTATGACTTAGCTGAATTCTCGGAGAGCGATGTGAGTTCAGACAATATGTACGAGGACAAGTATTTTGCGTCAGTTGATGAGTTTGTTGATTTCTTGGACAAGTACGAAGAGTCATATCAGATTCGTATGAACGTGATTGCTGCACTGTACTGGATTGGACTTACTTCTGAAGAGGTTTCTAATCTGACGATTAACGATGTTGACTTTGAATCGTGTACTGTTTTGAATAAGACCAGTGTTGACGCGAGACTGATGAATATCATCAAGCAGTGTTATGAAATGAAACAATATGATGCCCCAAATATGGGAGGATACAGAACGTTTTATGTCATAAATGGTGATTACATTCTTCGCAAAACAGAGGATAGGACTGGTGCAGACAGTGATTCAAGAATGTCTACGAATACGATTCATAGTTATTTCACGCGTTTGAATGATATTCTCGAAAGAAGATATCATTCAAAGGCTTTAGACCGAAGACATCTGACTAGAAACGGCGAGTATGTCAAGGTTTATAACTACTGTAAAACTCATCCAGAATTTAATCTTGCAGAACTTAGTTTCGGAAATGGTAAAGATCCTCTTGCGGACATTATCGGAAGAAAGTGCAGCAAGGTTGCCTACATTAGTTTCCGGCAAGGATACAAGGGCTGGATCGAATACTTCCACAAAAATTAAAAACAGGGGGCTTCGGCCCCTTGATTTTAACACTGTAACTATATAACACAGGATACTTATTAGAAAGGGAAATGTAGATGAGAACGCTTTTGTTGTTCCGTGGAGCACCAGGTTGTGGGAAGTCCACCTATATTAAAGAGCATAATCTTGAGCAGTACGTATTGAGTGCTGATACACTTCGCCTTATGTGCCAGAGCGCACAGGAAACACCTGCCGGGCAGATGGAGATTTCTCCGCAGAATGATGATGTTGTATGGGAGATGCTTTTCAAACTGCTTGAGGTGCGTATGAGTCATGGTGAGTTTACCGTGATTGATGCAACGAATTCCAAGACGGTCGAAATGAATCGTTATAAGAATCTTGCAAAACAATATCGTTATCGGATGTATGTTATTGACATGACGGACCTTCCGATTGAGGAATGCAAACGAAGAAACGCTCAGAGAGAATGGCTGAAGCGAGTTCCTGAAGCGGCCATTGATAAGATGTACGCTCGGTTTGCTACTCAAAAAGTTCCTTCTGGCGTGACGGTTCTTCCTTCTACTACGGATGTGATGTCCGATTTGAACTACTATCCGAATGACTTCAACCAGTGGAAGAAGGTTCATGTCATCGGTGATATTCATGGCTACTATACTTGTTTAAGTGAATACCTTGGTGAGATGAAGGACGACGAACTTTATATCTTCGTTGGTGATTATCTCGATCGTGGCATCGAAAACGTTGAAGTATTCAAGTTCTTGTGTGATGTTGTAAATAACAACCGCAAGAATGTGATCCTTTTGGAAGGGAATCACGAGCGTTGGCTGAACAAGTGGGGGCATGATGAACCGGTTCAGAGTGAAGAGTTTGCAAACTACACTCGTCCGCAGCTCTTTAAAGCTGGTATTGATAAGAACACTGCTCGTAAGATCTATTCCAGAGTCGGCCAGTGTGCCTACTTTGAGTATGATGGGAAGCGGTATTTCGTGAGCCACGGTGGTTTGAGTTATCTGCCTTATTTTCTTCCTTTCGTATCTGCTGATCAGATGATCAAAGGTGTAGGTCGCTATCCTGATATGCTAACCGTGGCTGAGTCTTGGGAAAAATCGATGCCTGATAGCTATATTCAGATCTTCGGTCATCGAAATGTGCAGGATGTTCCTATTGATATGGGGCATCGGTGCTACAACCTCGAAGGAAAAATCGAGTTTGGTGGATATCTCCGTTGCATTGAGCTTGAACACGGTCAGCCCGTCAAGTGTGTAGAAACCAAGAATGATGTATTCCGAAAAGAGGAACCAAAGACTGAAACTGCCGTTGAAATGAAAACTGAGTTTGATAACGCAGAACTTGTTAGTAAGATGCGTCAAAGCAAATATGTGTTTGAGAAGCGATTCGGAGATATTTCTTCTTTCAACTTCTCTCGTGAAGCATTTTATAAGAAGCATTGGGATGAGGTTTCTACCAAAGCAAGGGGATTGTTCATTAACACAAAGACGAATAAGATTGTAGCTCGAAGTTATGATAAATTCTTTGCGGTTGATGAGCGGAATGAAACGAGAATTGGAAACCTACAGAACACTTTGAAGTTCCCGGTGACTGCATATTTAAAAGAGAATGGATTTCTTGGTATCATTTCGTATGATGCAGAACAGGATGGTCTGTTCATTGCAAGTAAATCCACTCCTGAAGGGCCTTTTGCAGATATGTTCCGAAAGATTCTCATGGATACGACTTCTGATGAAGACCGTAAGAATCTGAAAGAAGTTGCAAAAGAGAATGGTTCTATCATCTTCGAGGTGATTGATCCTGTGAATGATGCTCATATCATTGAATATAAGAAACCGCATATTGTTTTGCTGGATATTGTTGCGAATGATATGAACTTCAGTGTGATGGATTACGATGATCTGAAGCGTGTAGCTGAGAAGTGTCATCTGCAGATTAAGGAGAAGGTTAAGACCTTTGAGAACTGGAGTGAATTCTATCCTTGGTACGAGGAAGTCATGAACGAGAACTATCTGCATCATGGCTTTGAACACGTTGAAGGCTTTGTTTTGCGAGACAGCAACAATTTCATGTTTAAGATGAAGCTTCCTTATTATAAGCACTGGAAGTTCTTGCGTGGTGTTATGCAGAGCGTTCAGAAGCGTGGCTATTACGAAAACACTGCCAAGCTGTTTACTGCTGAAGATAACCTATTCTATGGTTGGATGCGTGAGCAACGAGAGAAAGATCAAGAGTCTTTCTGCAAGAAGGGTATTATTCAGCTGCGGAATGAGTTCTACGCAAGTCAGCAGAAGAGCTGAATTAAAATAGACATTTTATCGTGATTTTCGTTAGAATAATTAACGAAGTATCGTGATGTTTCTTCCTCCAAAAATGCTCTGCGCGGGGCTGACAGCCGGGAAAGACCGGCAATATGGGGATATGGTGAAATTGGCAGCCACGCTTGATTCAAACTCAAGTGTCGAAAGACGTATCGGTTCAAATCCGATTATCCCTACCATGAAGATCAGTTGTTCTGGCTAGATCGGGGATTGGCC